GCTGCACGGTTTTTTCAATCGGTCTTCGCCGCATGCTCCGCAGATCAGCGAACGCGATACCGGGGCGGACTGATCGCCAGAGTTTGTGCATGCCGACGAATCAGCAATGGCGCGCAACATCTGCTCGACGTTGCTGAACTGATCGGCGTCAAGCATCCACTTTAGCCGCTCGGTCAGCCTGCGAACTGCTTCCGACATCGGCAGACCTTCCGCCCCGGCAGCGGCTGTTCCGTCGCTCCCGCTGGCCTCGCACGAGCATTCGCCCATGTACTCGCCGTCGGCGCGGTGTACCTGGCCCGTGCCGCCGCAGTTCAAGCACAGCGCGCGCATTTCGGCGCATGTGTCGCTCCCGCTGGTAGAGCGGCGGGCAAGCTCGATCAGCTGGAGCACGGTGGCTGGGTTCGCTGCGGCGATATAGTCGGCGTTGGCCTTGCTCATATCACCCGTAGCGGGATCAGCGATATCGGCGGCGATAGCGACGTTGCGCGCTTCGGGCGAGTAGACGTACAGCTCGTCGACTACAAGCCGTCCATTCTTCATCGCCGAAGCTTGGTTCACATCCCATGGACCCGGTGTTGCCGCGCGCGCCAGTGCTTCCAGCTTGGTAAGATCAAGGGCGATGCCGGCGGTGTTCTTGTTTTCGTTCATGGTGGGTCCTTATTATTCGGGCCAGTTGCTGTTGATGCGCGCCATAGCTTCGCGGCCCGATTGCCTCTGGCTGTAGCCGTGGCCCGGCATGCTTTGCTCAAGCTCCAGGGAGGCGCGATAATCGCAGCTTCGCGAGCACACCCAGCCGCCGTAGTAATTCGCCTTTGCGGCGTGGCTGTAGCGGCCGTTGATCACGACGGATGCGCTGCCACCCTTCCAGTACGGGCTACCGTTCAGATGCTGTCCGCAGCCACGGCAGACGGCTTGCGTATCGGTGCACGAGTGCATCAGACGCCACCTTTCTTCTCGCCTTCGGAGATTGCTTGGCGCTTCATGGAACGAATGGCGGCCCGCGCGCGGCGTTCGGCGATAAGTGCCGTGGTTGACGGGCTGGTCGATTCCACGATGTTGGGCGCGAGGTCTTCCAGCTTGCTTCCGTCATAGTTGTACGCAACGTAGGCCAGCGCATCCGCGCACTCTCTCAACGTGTTTTCGATATCGCGCACCTCGTCCTGCTCGGGCGCAGCGGGTGCCATTGCCCGCGCCGTGCACCGTTCGTCGATGCGCGCCATTCGCTCGGCGTTCCAGTCGGCGTCCTTCTTCTGTGCCGTCTTCTTCCACGCCATCATGCCGCCGTAGTAGCGCTCGATCTCTTCGGCGGCGGCAGTCAGCAGGGCAAAGTCTTCGGGGCCAAATGGCTGGGTCGCCTTGGCACGCAGTCGCTTCGACAGATCCGTGGGCGCAGCGGGTGCTGCTGCGATGGGAGCGGCAGATTTGGTCGGCGGCACGTAGCCGCTGTGTTTATCGAAGTCGTAGCAGTCGTCCCGCAGTTCCGGCTTCACTTCGCGCTCGCCGATCAGCCAGCGCATAAAGTCTGCCTCGTATCGCACGCGGTCTGGATGCTCGGATCGGGCAAACTGGAAGCCGTCCGTGAAGATGTCAAAGCCCTCGGCATCCTTACGGTGCAGGACGGCGGTAAAGTTGCTTCTGCCGTTCGATTCCGGCATTGCGCCTTCCCACACGGTCAGCGCCTGAGCATGCTCCGGTGATGCTGGAGCGGCCTGGGATGCCGCGTACTCGTTTGCGAGTTCTGCGGCTGCGTGGCGCGCGTCACGGTGGCCGATCTTGTACGCGTTGTACTCGCTCTCATGCCGCACGCGATCGTAGGGCGACTTCTCGCGCAAATTCATGATCGCGTTGTGCAGATCACCGGGCTCTTTCTGTTCTACCGCAGTAGAGGCGAGAAGACGCTCGACGTCGGCTAGTTTGACGTATTCGCCTTTGGACGATTCCTCGATTCCGCCCTCGTTCTCAAGCACGTATTCCCTGTACCGCGTCAGCCCTTCGAGGCTCGTAATGTCGCCCTGCGCGCGGCACCGGCCCGCGACCTCTGCTTCGATTGCGCGGGCAAACGCATGGAGCGCGACTTGTGTCGGCCATGCCTTATCCATGACGCCGCTTTTGATGATGTGCGAGTCAATCTGATCGTCGGTGAGTTGGCCCTTCGCGGCACCCGCCGTGCTCGACTCTGCCGAGATGACACAGGTGGAAGCACGCTCCCGCAGGATCTGCAGCGCTTTTACTGCAGCGTCCGCCTGGGCCATTGCGTCGTCCAGAGCATTGTGGTGCGTACCCTGGGCGCGATTGACCTTCACGCCGGCCAGGTCATAAAGGGTCCGCGTGTCACGGACAGCATGAAATCGCCATGGCGCTTTCAAACCACAGGCCTTGTATGCGACTTCGAGGAGCGGCACGTCGAACGTGGCGCCGTGGCACCAAGGACGCTCGGCGTCGACGAGGCCAAACCAGCACGTGAACTGCTCGAGTACTTCGGCCAGGGCGTCGGCATCGGGCCGAAACGCAGCTGCGCGAGCTGCATCACTCTGTTGCATCCACCATGCGATCGTGTTCGGATCAATCGTCAGGCCGGCCGCGACGCACGACTGCAGCAGAATGGGTGCGTAGAAGGTGTCGCCCAAGCCGTCAGGTCCAAACACGACGGCTCCAATACTGAGAATCGCGGAGCCCGGGGTCGTGCCAAGCGTCTCGATGTCGATCATGACGTCCACCGGGGCAGCGGGCTGCGCCTGAGTTCCCTCGCTCCAGTTCAGCGGCACTTCTGCGCGCTTGTCATCGACGCGTCGCGCCAGTTTGTTCTCGCTCTCGTTGGACATGTTCGCTCTCTCTTTACTTCGGTTCGTCGGTTGTTTTTGGTTTGATTTTTTCGCCGCTGTCGATTGCATCGAGGTCTTCGTAGTAGCGCCTTGATCCTCGGTTCGTGCGGTAGGTCTGCATGGCCTTGCGGTCTTCGGGCGTCATGCCCGAAGTGTCGGCGCTGAAGTTGCGGCGGATACGGCGCTTTCTCATGACTGGGCCTCCGAAGACGGCTGCAGTTCGAGGACCTTCTGCTGCGTGGCGCGGAGGAGCGTGCGAAGATCGCTAATCTCGTCTAGCATCGCCGCCTCGACATGCGACGGCCGGTATAGTTCGTAGTCTGGAGATTGGCCAATGCGGCTCTTCCAGCTCTCGACCGTGTTGTGTTCCATTCCAATTCCTTCGGGTTTATTGGTGCGCGTTAAAGTGGCGCTGCTGTTCGATCTGTGCCTCGACTTGCTCGCGAAGATTCTCGATCTCCGCCAGGAGGGCCAAGAACGCAATGAGGCCAGCGAGCGCGATCCCTAGAATGCGGGTCATTGCGTGGCCGCCTGGCTGTAGAGAATCACCAGAACAAGTACGACCGCAGCGATGCAGTGGATCCCATACGAAGCCAGGCGTGCGCTGATCTGGTCACGGCTCATGGGCGAGGTGATCATCATTCGGCCACCAGAGTCACGCCCAGGGCGCCGGCGTCATACGCCATATCGAGCAGTTCGTTGCGGTCGCCAATCACGGATACGGTCTTGATGCCGCGGGCGGTTCGGATCGTGATACGAAAGCGCATGGTGATCTCCTGTTGTTGTCGGGTACTGTTTTAGCGAGAAGGTCGCGTTTTTCTCGGCAAGTGATAGCGGCTGCGCGCGTCTTTCTGGTTGTCGCGCTGCTCGGCACGCAGTTGGATCGAAATGCCTACAATCGCTGCGAGGATTGCGCCGGCCTTATCAGGGTGGTCCAAATACTTCTCGGTAACGTCCAGTCGTCGGCCACGCACACCAACCGAAACCGTGCCGTCTTCCTCGTCCTGGCGAATGCTCAGGTTGAATTCCTCGATCAGGTCTCCTGCGTCGTTCCAATCGCGGCGCCACCGCGGCAGATGCCTTGCGGGCTGCAGTGGGTCGCTGCTGTGCACGAGCACAGCGCTGGTGCGCGTCGGCGCCGACGTAACGCTGACCTTGGAGTAACCGCTTGCCTTGGCGAGCTCGATTTCGTCAGCGATGGCCTGGAGTAGGTAGGCCTCGTTCCACGGTTTGCGCATCGCCGTCACCTCACGCAGCCAAAGGCGGGAACTTGGACCGCAGCTCGCCCATGAAGACGTCGAACTCGGCGTCATCCATGTCCGTGCAGTCGTGCCACCCAGGCGCACGGACTGCGACTTCCAGCGGGTGAATCCAGTGAGCCTCGCGGCCGTTGGGGCTGACCATGAATCGGTAGCCGTCGTTCTTGTGGGTGCTCATCGCTTGCTCCTGATCGTTTCTCGTTCCGCCTCAACCATCCTCCAGCCCAGCTCCATCCGGATCTGATCCGGTGTCGGCGGCGGTGTTCTGTCCGCCTGTCGCTGCTGCATCCAACTCCGCACTTGCTGATTGCTCGGCTTGGTTGTCTGCGTCATGGCGGCTCCTGGTTGAGTTCGCTGCGTCGATGTGGTTACTTTACCCCTAGGTAAATCAAAACGCAAGTGAAAAATATACCCACAGGTAAAAAAACTGTGTAAGATTACCCCGTCGAGTTCGTTTGATCGATCGCAAGCCTGTGACGAGAGTGGAGCTCAAGTCGATAGGCCCGGAGCGTACCGAGCTGACGGCATCAGCCGCTTCACTTGTCGGGCACTTGACGGCAGGGGTGAGGGGATAGGCGTACTGTGGGATAGGTCTGAGATACGCACGAGGGTGGCGAAGCTAGCGCCTTCGGACCGGAAAGGCTCGCGAGTCGTAGATACGGCATACCGATATCAACGTAAAGGCTTGGCGCTATAGGATGGCTGAGTCTTCGCCCAGCTCCCGATTTACCCAAACCAACAACAAGGTTTTGAAGAGAAGGTAGATCAGATGTTGAAGTAAGCAGTACCTCTTATAGGTTTTATTAGTACCTATACAGGGTGAAAAATAAAAAAGGGTCGAAAATGTCGCAAACATTAACGCTTGCGCGCTATCTGCGGGGCGGAGGCGAGGTAAAGACGCTCACGCGTGTCGAAGCGATGGTATTCGGCATCCCTTATCCGCTGCAGCCCGGCTGGCCTCATAAGTATGGCCAGATGGAGATCACCGATTCGATGGTCGAAGATGTGAGAGCGCGAGTGGCCGTGGCGAAGGAATCGACCGCCAGGAGTGCGCATCGTCGACTGGATGGGCTGAGGGAGGGAGCATCGGCTGTCGAGCGCACTCAAGGCACTGCGCGGGTACAAGCGAGATCTGAGCCGAGGCAATCGCCGGTTTTGGGGTTCGTGCTTCGCCAGCCGCGGCGCTACCGCGGACGTAAGCCGGTACCATGGGCGTAAAAACCTGGTGTTCGGACGGTCGATCGGCGGGAATTAGCGCGCTAACATAGAGAACGGTCTCAGTCCACGCCTGCTCAGCGGCGCGTTATGGCTTCGGGCCGACCCATTGGGCTAAGCACAACTGTGCGTCCTCCAGCTTATCGAAGTGGTAGCCGCCAACCACGTACATCCCATTGTAATATTTGATGTGAGGGCTGCCAGTATCAACTATGGCCGCCGTGATCGGTAGGTCCGATTGGCAGTGCTTGCACTTCGTGGCTGCGGCCTTTACCTCTTCAGCACAATAAGGGCACAGCTTCATGCCGTCACTGACGGGGGCCGCGGCGGGAGCGCTTGCAATGACTCGCCCGGGTGATGGCGGCTGTTCCGCGACCGTTACTTCTCGCCACCCTTTGTTGAGGTATCGGCTCGACAAGATTCCCTGGATAGTCAGGGCGTAGCCAATCGATGCGAGCGGAAGACTAAAGATGAGAAACGGGCCGAATGAAAGGGCGGGCACAACAACCACGAGGCACCATACCAGGACATGCGCCCAGAGGCCCTTGTAGAGCAAATAGAGCATCCCGAGGAAAAGGACGCCTAGCGAGTCTGATCCATCGACGGTCTCTTGGTGCCGATTTGTCGGATTTTCAAATGTACGGGCCATATGGTTTCACTGTGCGGGCATCAATGCGTGCCGTTTCGCACAGGAATCATACGCTATGGCGGTCGAAAAAAGTTAACGAACGATCATAGGCGCCCAGTAACGACTCTGCCTGGTTGGTAAACGACGCGTCCGACAATATTGCATTGGCCGCTACGCATGTTGATCGGCTTGAAGTCAGGATTGAGCGAGTGCAGATACCACTGCCCACCCTGAAGAAGCAGCTGCTTGACGCAGGCCTCTCCGTCGAAATTGACGGCGTACACCTCGCGGCTGATCGGGCGATTGTCGGCCGTGTTGATGATCACGACGTCATCTTCAAAGAGCATCGGCTCCATGCTGCAACCCGTGACGCGCATCGCGAGAAGGTTCGACGTTGACAGGTTGTGCTCTTCGATCACCGCCCGCGGCATCGGCAACTGGCCGCCATCCTCGAGCTCCGGCTCAGTTTGGAAGCCGGCAATACCTGCGTGCAGTTTCAGCTTCACGAACCGGATGGGGACCGTGTTCAGATCGTCGCCGGCACGAACTGGCCGCGCGCCTGGCAACAGAGACAGCACACCTTGGTCCACACGCTCCGCACCTTGGCCCAGCTGCTCACCCTTCGAGGCATCCGATATCGATGCTGGCAGTCCGACGCCAGTAACCTTGGCGATGGCCAGCACTTGCTTAAGGCTAGGACTGTGCCGACGGTTCTCCCAGCCGGAGATGTTCGCCTTCGTGTAGCCCCGTTCCTCGCCCATTTCCAACGCGAGTTTGGCTCCTAGATCGTCCTGCGATATGCCCGCGGTCTTGCGCGCTTGGCGGATCCAGTCCGCTAAAAGTTGTTTGAGATCATCCATACGAGCAGTATAGAAAATTTGCGTGCAAAGGTACAGAATTACTTGACCTTGCACAATGAGCAAACCTATACTGTATGAACATACAGTGTTTCGGATGTGCAATAATGGGTGCCGCGGAGCGCTAGCGGCGAGGGGAAAGGGCGTCGATGATGGATTGCACCATCTCCTGAGTCTTCTTGATCTCTGCCCTGAGTTCCCGGTTCTCCTCAAGAATCTGTCGATTCTGAGCCAGGATCGCGTGCAGGGAAGCCCCGCCGAGCATTGCGGTAAGGCGTGAGACCATCTCGACGTTCATCGAGTGCCCCTCGCGGGTGGCGGCGTCTTTAAGGTCGGCGTGCAGATCAGCGGGGAGACGCATCGCAGTCTTGATAGCAGGCTTCTTGAGTGGCTGTTCTTTCATGCGCGCGATTCTGGCGCGATTCGGAACACAAGTGTTGTGAGTGCCATACAACCTATGGCACTTTTTTGGTCAGGATAGCCGATTACGACCGAAAGTGAAAACTAGAGCTTTGTGTTTGCGTACAGCAATGTGATACTTAGTTGTTCTATGCAAACTAAATAGGCCTGAAAGACCTTTCTATTCGTTGCATGTAGGACATGTCCTACGACATATAGTGACTAGGACAATTGCAAAGGAGTAAAGATGTCAGACGAGATGATGCCTAGCGCGGTCGCGCTGAATAAAAATGACAGCCTGGATTTTCCGTTGACCGGGCAGGAGCGCCGTCTGGTATCGAACTTCCGTGCGATGAAGCGAAGCGTGCAGGAATCGTTCCTCGATATTTCGGAGGAGTTTGCATTAGCGTTACCCGGGGCTCACCACTGAGGAGCCCCTGTGATCCCGCGGCATCTAGTCGTCCGTTTTCGGAACAGCTATAGCCGTGCGTTCGATCATGATCTTGCCTTCGTCGGTCGCCCGGCGATACAGGTCTAGAAACTTCTTTTCCGACACGTCCAAGCGTTCCAGTGTCGTCTCGCCCTTGGTGTCGCTTGGGTCGGCGACCTTAGCGGGTTTGCGTGCCCGCGGCTCCAGCGCAGGCGGGTTGTTCGTTGATTCGACAGCTTCTGCTGATGTGCTGGCAGGCTCTACGTCAAGAGTGCCACGCGCTAACGCGAGGGCTTGCTCGATGATGTCGCGCATGTCCTCTCCGATCCGCTTTTTCCCCTCTTTCCCTTCGGGGTAAAGCATCCTGGCCACATAAGACGGCGATCGGTCTATCAGATTGGCGAGTGTGGACGCTTTCCCGCCGCAATGGCTGTCCAGGAGCGCCCGTAAATTCCGTCGTCGAATCTCAAATTTGTCCATGCGGCATTCAAACAGCAATTTACTTGCAGGTAAATGACCCATAGGTATTGACTTTGAGTTTACCTGTGGGTAAAGTAATGTCATGGACAAATTGCTTAAGTACCTCAACTCCTTGTCAAAGGATGAGCGAGCGGCGTACGTGGCGGCCTGCGGGACGACCGAGGGATATCTCAGGAAAGCCGCCAGTCGCCACCAGTCATTCCGGGCCGAGCTGTGCATTTTGCTCGAGCGCGAGTCCAGCGGCGTTGTGCGATGCGAGGACCTGCTCCCCGATGCCGACTGGGCGTACATCCGCTCCCAGTCCCATTCGCCCGGCACGCTGCGGCGCTCTACCGATCCGAGACCGAGCGCCGGCGAGTAGGGCCCGGCGGTTGGCCTGAACAGGTGAGCAACGAACGGTGTAAGCGAGCTAGGCATCTCAAGCGCAGTGTGAATTCTTCAATGTTGTCAGATTAGTCCTCCAGGCGAAAAAAGTCATGAATATCAATCCTCACAACCAAGGTATCGCAAGCGTCCTCCGTGCAGAGATCGAGGCATGGCGCCGCGCTGGCAATATCAGCCGCGAGGCTGTCGCCGCGATGGTGATGGACGCGCATGCACAGCTGGGCGGTGAGGCTACGACTGGCGTCGAATTCAGCTTTGTCGGTGACACCTACACGCAGGCGAAGAAGGGCGCGCAGAAGCTGTTCCGCTGGCTGGACGCGGACGGCACGCTCCCGGCCGGCATGGTCCAGAGCATCCTGGCAGCGCTTCCGCTGGATCTGCGCCTGCACTGCATCAACCAGATGTTCCGCCCACTGGGCCTAGAGGCCCGGAGCCTCGAGCCAGTCACGCCGGCGCGATTTGAAGGGCTCGGCCATCTGCAAGCCATGATCAAAGAGAACTCAGAAGCGCAATCCGCCGTCGTGGTGGCCTCCACCTCCAAGAGCCCGGATGCGATCCGCGCGGCGATCAAGGAAGTCTCCGAATCCATCCAGGCCGACACCGATGCAAAGCGCGCTCTCGAAGCGGCGCTGCTTGCGGCTGAGTCGACCGCGGCATCGGCTTCGCTGTAGGGAAGACCCAGGCGGCGGGCATGCCGCCACCAATACAAGGAGATATGCGTGAGCGAGAACGTTACGAGAGAAGGAATACAAGTCAGCCGCGGTCAAGTGTGGCGCGACCTGGACACGAGGATGGCCGGCCGCACGTGCCGCGTTGGTGAGGTGGCTAACGGGAAGGCGGAAATGTTCACGCTGGTGAACGGTCAAGCGGGCAAGCGCACTTTCGTTTCCGTCCGACGCATGCACAAGCACGCGACTGGCTGGGCGCTCGTTTCGCAGCCTCAGTAGGCGCCGACACCAATACCTAGAACAGGGAGCCAAAGAGATGTGTAACGCGACTTTGATCGATGAACTGCGCCGGCGCCACGACATCAAGAGCGACGCAGCGTTTGCCCGTGAGTTGGACATCCAGCCGAGCCAGATCAGCAAGTTGCGAGCGGGTGGAACGCTCGGCGCATCGGTGGTCCTGAAGATTCATGAGTACCTGGGCGTTTCGGTGAAGGAGATTCGCGAGATCGCGGCCCAGGCCAAGCAAGAAGAAAGGCAGTAGATGCAGCAGAACGAAGAGGAACACGTACCGGTGCCGATCGAGCCCGGCCACGTGATGAGCAAGAAGAAGTACCGAGAGCTGCTGGAGGGTCAGCAGAAATGAAAAAGCCCGGTTGCAGCCGGGCTTAGTGAAGCAGTGAATCTCTAGGAGCCACAATGATAACAGCAAATCCGACGCCGGCGGCGCACGCTGGTGAAGATCAGTCCTCGCGCGAGTTCGAAGCTCGCAAAGCCAACTATGAGAATGCCGCCAGCGAACTGCTGCTCGCCGCTAAGACGCTGGCCTTCGATCACCTGACGGCCGCGCGAGATGACGTCCGCCTCTGCGCAAGCGCGGAGCACAACAAGGCGATCCGTGATCTGTTCGCCGCGATCAAGAAGGCCGATTACTCTGGCCTGTCGGGTGCATGTGCAGAACTCGCGATGCTCGACCGACTCGAGACCCACACGGCGCCGGTCCGCGATCCGCGCGTGCCTGACATGTTCGAGGTGCCGCAATGAGCCGCTCCCGCTACGTCACCCCATCCCGCACCGGCGAGAGAATCGAGCGCGTGCGCACCCTGATCACTGCGTTGCAGGCTGGCCCGATGGCTCGCGACGAGATCGGCGGCATGCTCGCCATCGGCCCGTCTGGCGTGCGCAAGTACATGACGGACCTGAACGGCATCGTCGAAAGCTTCGGTGAGTTCGGCCATCTGATGTGCCGTCTCGTGAGCGATAAGGAGAAGGTCGCTCGCTACCTCGAAACCCTGGACGGCCTCGCGGCTGCGCGCCCGATCAAGCCTCGCAAGTGCGAACTGACGATCGCGGCTCAAGATCCGGCACGCCACTTCCACATCATGGAGGACGACGTCGAATTCAAGGTGCGCGTGACGAAGGGTGTTCCGGCTCATCACCCGCTGATGGCGCACTTCTTCAAACTGGCGCCGTCGGGAGCATGGGCATGAGCGCAGCAGCCTACTACAACGAAATCGACGAATACGCCGCTGCCTGGCTGCGTAACCTGATCGCCGCTGGCCACATCGCGCCCGGGGAGGTCGACACAAGGAGCATCGAGGATGTACACCCCGCCGACCTGCAGGACTTCACACAGTGCCATTTCTTCGCAGGCATCGGGGTTTGGTCCCTCGCGCTTCGCCGCGCCGGCTGGTCAGACGATCGATCTGTTTGGACTGGTTCCTGTCCGTGCCAACCTTTCAGCGCGGCAGGCAAAGGCGCTGGGTTTGCTGACGAGCGGCACCTCTGGCCGGCATTCCACCATCTCATCGGCGAGCGCCGTCCTCCAGTTGTCCTTGGAGAGCAGGTTGCGAGCAAGGACGCAGATCCTTGGATCGACCTTGTACAAGATGACTTGGAAGGCCTGGGATACCGGGTCGGGGCGGTCCCGTTCCCGTCTGCGGGCGTCGGTGCTCCGCACATCCGAGACCGGCTCTATTGGGTGGCCAACGCCAGCCGCGCGGGACTGGAAAAGCGCCAGCGCCTCGCCGGAGTTCCTGGCGGGTCGGTTGGAAGAAGCTCGCGGCAAACCGTTGTCGGAGTTGGTGTTCGCGATGCTGGCCGGCTGGCCCACGCCAATGGCGGGGACGCCAGCGCGGAACGGCAACAACGCGGCGGGGAACAACGACAGCAGCCGCAAGACAGTCGACGTCGTGTCCTGGCACCTGTCGGGCTGGACGACCCCGTCGGCGTCCGATTCAACGCGCGCGGGCTCGATCACCGAGAACATGACGGGATCATCGCTAGCGCAGCAGATCAAGTACGCGGGCTGGCCGACGCCTCGAGCGGCGGATGGAGAGAAGAACGTGCGAACGCTGGATGGGGCGGTATCGGAGATGGAGCGCAAGGGCACGCCGCAGGACTTGTCCATGGCGGCAGCGATATGCGCCCCGGCCCGACTAACGGCTACTGGCGAGATGCAGACTGGCTCGGATGCCGGGATGGAAAGTGGCGGCCAGTTGAACCCGGCACATTCCCGCTGGCTCATGGGGCTCCCGCCAGAGTGGGACGCCTGCGCGCCTACGGCAACGCGATCAATGCCGAAGCGGCGCGCGTCTTCATCGAATCGGTAATGGAGGTCGTATGACCGAACGAAAAGGCATCCGTACGCCCATCAAAGGCGAGATCCCGCACACCGCCGGCGAGTACCTGTACAAGCACGGCCCGTGCATCGAGTCCGAATTGTTCCTGGCGGTGGAATTCGGTCGCGGTCAGCACGAACGCGCGGTTGCGCTTCAATCGGCGATCCGTAGTGGCTGGCTCATGGAGACGTCTCGCGGAACGATCGCTTGCAGCCCTGCGGCTACGGACTACTACGACGAGCAAAGCGACAAGGAGCCCGGCGAGTACGTCGGCCAGATCGTGCCTGCCGCTACGCGCAACGTGTTCGCAACCCAGGGCCTGGGCAAGAAGTACCAGATCAACAGCCGCGGCTTGCGCCCCGCGAGCGACTTGGCGCCCGCCTGGTCGGTTCGCGAGGGTATTACGTTTCACACGAAGGCCTAGCCATGCGAAACACAACATTATGTTTCGGCGCGGATACCTTCGGCAATTCGCTCAATTATCACCGAGCCCTGTGCGATCTTAAGGTGTGCATCGTCCAGCATATAGAAGAACTGCGAAAAGTGGGACGCATCCATGCGTCGATGTTCTTGCAGAGCAAGGTCGACCTTCTCGCCAGTCTGACGAACGGCGGAGCGCATGGAGAGAAGTTCCTCGACCAGGCGTGCCGAGGAAACCTCGTGCAAGGGGATGGCATCCAGGTCCGCGTTCAACTCGGCCAAGAGCTTGCGGTCGAAGGGAGTTCTTGCGTCAGCAATTTCGTGGAATTTCGTCCGGTCCCAATTGAATTCTCTGATAAGGCGCATCAGGGAGTCGGATATGCGAGAACAGATTACGGCCGTCGCTTTCGCTACTCGATAGGCTTGATGGGCGCGATCCATCTGTTGTATGCGCCTGGCGTCATCAAACTGGCGTTGAGACTGCTTAGTCGCGATGTTAGCGGCTGCCAATATGGCCAGTATCGAGCCTACAGCTTGGGCAAATCCAGCGACAGCCTGCATCCAGCCAGAGAGACCGTACTTGTTGTCTGGCCAGGCGTAGGTCAGGCACAGGGCAACAACTGCAACGGCCAAGGTTCCGAAAATGACCTCAAGGGCGAGGCGGGTGCGCTGCATAAGTACTCCGAAAGTTTGCATTTTGGAATCGTATCATGATGCGCCGCAGTGTCATTAAGCCGGGCAAGCCACTCGAGCGTAAAACGCTGATGTCTCGCGGCACTGGCTTCAAAACGCAGGCCGCCGGCGCCGGGCTGCTGCGCGTCAAGGCAATCCAAGCGAAGGCATCGACGAGGGCACGCGAAGCGAAGCCGACGAAGCTGCCCAAGCCGATGAAGTCCCGCGGCATGAAGGGCAGGGCGCCCACGGCGGAAGAAGCGCGGTTCATGGACCTGATGGGTTCGCTGCCCTGCATCGCATGCTTGAAAGACGGATGGACCAACCGCGACATCAGTCTGCACCACATCGATGGTCGGACGAAGCCCGGCGCCCACTTCCTGACGTTGCCTCTGTGCGGCCCTCACCATCAACAGGACGACAGCGATCCGCGCGGACGAATCAGCGTGCACGGCCGGAAGGCTACGTTCCAGGCGCGCTACGGCATGCAGATGGATCTGCTGGCGGAGTGCATGGCAATGCTGGGGATTACCGAGGCGTCATTGCGTAAGAGTGGCGATCACGAAAATTCAAAGGAGGCGGTATGAAAAAGCCGCGCAACAAGAAGTATCGGCCGCGTCCTGTCGCGCAGCATGGCGGTTTGGTCGCCATCGCTATGTGCCACGCCCGCGGCGAAAATGCATCGGTCCTGCAGGCGGATCAGGTTACGGATCTCGGCGTCGCCTACTGGCTCTCGTTTGAAAACCTGCGGACCGGCGATGCGAACGAGGAATCGTGGTCCTGCATCGCCTGTGCGCTGAACGTCGCGCTCGTCTTGGCCGAGAAGGGAATCGGCGCCGAGTACGAGGGGGCACTCGTCAAGGCGCTTGACGGGGCCTTCCGGGCGAAGACTCGCAGCGCGCGAGCCGGAAACTTCCGCCTCGACGGTGAGGCCCTGCGCGACATCGAGACGGCACTGCAAATCCATGATCAGCAAATGACGCTGGCCAAGCGCTGGGAGGTGACTGCCGCTATGCAGACCATCTACAAGCGCCTGGCAGAGGGGAACGTCTACAAGGAGGCTGCGTGATGGCGAAGAGCACTTTCGAGAAACGGCCGGCGGTGATCAAGATGCAGCGCATCGTCGACATGCTCGAAGGCGAGCAGATGATCTGGACGCAAGTCGCGGAAAAGCTGTGCGCCCACAAGCAGACCGCAAGTCGCTACCTGTGGCACATGGCGCGCCAGACGCCGCGGCGCATCTACGTGTGCAAATGGATCGACGACCCGAAGTCAGCCCGGAAGATCCCGGTGTTCACGGCAGGCGATAAACCGAACAAGCGGAAACCCAAGCCGCTGACTGCGGCCGAGGTGTTCGCGCGCATCCAGGCGGACCCTGTGCGCTATTTCAAGCGCCGGGAGAAGTACCGCGTCCAGTGGCACAAGAACAAAGGTCAGCCGGTGCCGCCTCGTCCGGTGGCGAGTCCGTTTGCTGCGCTTGGGATCTGAGAGGAGATAGGAATGGGAAGCATACTGAGTTTGCAAAACACAGCGCCCGGCGCCGGCCTGATGCCTTTTCACTTCGAAGGCTCACAAGTTCGCATCGTCACCGATGATGACGGCTCGCCGTGGTTCGTCGCGCAGGACGTATGTGGCGTACTGGGGGTCAGCACTGACCAAACGCGCCGCCTGGACGAGGACGAGAAGGGTCTGCGTTTAATACAGACCCCCAGCAGCGCGCAACAGATGGTCGTGGTGAACGAACCGGGCCTGTACAGCCTCGTGCTCGGGAGCCGGAAGCCATCGGCAAAAGCGTTCAAGCGCTGGATTCGACACGAAGTGCTGCCGGCGATCCGTAAAACCGGGTCGTACTCGATGGAGCCGGCATTTGAGATCCCCAAGACGTTCGCGGCAGCGCTTCGCCTGGCCGCTGAGCAGCAAGAGACGATCGAAGTGCAGGCGGCTCAGATCGAGGCGGCCAAACCGGCCGTGGAGTTCGTCGAGCGCTACGCCGACGCCACGGGCACGAAGGGCTTCCGCGAGGTTGCGAAGCTCTTGCACGCCAACGAGAATCAGTTCCGTGAGTTCCTCATCGAGGAAAGGATTATGTATCGGCTCGCCGGCGCCTTGACGCCGTACGGTCAGCACATCGACGCCGGACGGTTTTGCGTGAAAGCCGGCACTGCGCAGAACAACCATGCGTTCAATTCGGCTCGCTTCACCCCGAAGGGCATCACGTGGGTGGCCGGTGAGTGGGCAAAGTGGCAGCTGAAGCAGCGCGACGGGGGATGTCATGCGTGATTACGCCCCACTGCGTGCCCTGGCAGCGCAAAAAGAGACGGTTCACATGAAGTCGTCGACAGTCAACGAACTGCTCGACGAACTGGAAGCCCTGCGCGCTGCCGCCAGCGCGAAACCGGTCAAGGCGAAGCGCAACGACTACCCAGCCGATTTCGAGGAGGTATGGATCGCGTACCCGAGCCGTCCTGGATCGAGCAAGCGCGCCGCCTTCACGGCATGGAGCGCTCGCATCAAGGCTGGCGCCACGATCGTCGAGATGCTCGCCGGCGTGCGCAAGTACGCGAAATACGTCGAGGCGATGCGCGTCGAGCCCACCTTCATCAAGCAGGCGGAGACGTTCTTCGGCCCGCGCGAGTATTTCAGCGCCGACTGGACGATCCCGGAAACGCCGCAGAAGCCCGCGAGCGGTGGCGGATGGTGGCTGTCCGACGCATCGCGCCTGGCCAAGGCAATGGAGGTCGGCGTCGGGCCCGCGCACAGCGGCGAGTCGACGGCCAGCTGGGACGCCCGCATCCGTGGAGCGATCGACAACGGAGGGAAGCCGCCGGCGCCGCCGGTGTTCATTCGTCCGCCAGTGGAAATCCCCGAGGCGCTCAAGGCGCAAGTGGGCGACGGCATGCCGAGACAGCGTGGCTTCTTCAAAGCGATGGTGCAGCAAGCGCTGAATAAGCCGGGTCCTGAGGAAAGGCCAGCATGACCGTCATCGCAAACGACAACTGCGCCCGCTGCAAGCATTTCAAGATGAAGGAGTACCCGGAGCATGCGCGAGTGGGGCTCGGTCGCTGCACTGGATACCCCAAGGGCCAGGAGCTGATAAACCCGTTTCTCCCGTGGTCGACCAAGCCGTGCGCCAGGTTCGACAGGGCAGCAGATGTAGTGGTCCGGCAGGAATGGATCGACAAGCAGCGCGCAAAACAAGAGAAGAAGCAAACCCCAACCGAAGCATAAACCTGAAAGGCCAGCTATATGAAATTCCGAAAGAAGCCAGTAGTGATCGAAGCAACGCAGTGGTTCAAGGACGGCGATCACCCTGCCGTCAAAGTCTGGAACAAGGACGGCCACGTCTACCCCAACGGCACGCCGTTGATCGACACGCTCGAGGGAGAGCTGCGCGTGTCCCCGGGCGACTGGATCATCACCGGCGTAAAGGGCGAGCACTACCCGTGCAAGCCTGACATCTTCGAGGCGACGTACGAGACGGCTGGGGGCGACGCGCCGCCCAAAGCGCGAATCGTTGGTGGCGTGGCGATGGCCGATCAATTCGACTTCGGCCTTGCTATCCATGCGCTGAAAAACGGGGAGCGCGTGGCACGCCGCGGCTGGAACGGTAAGGGCATGTGGCTGGCCTACACGCCCGGCAGCGAGGTGCTGCGCGAGCACGTCAAGCCCGGACACGCCCTGAGCAAGATCGCCGCCGAGTTCCCGGAAGCCCCGTCGCTGGCCATCGGAGGCCACATCGACATGCGCGCCGCCGACGGCACGCTGGTCGTCGGCTGGCTCGCCTCTCAGACCGACATGCTCGCCGAAGACTGGCTGATCGTCGAGTAGCCGCACCACCCCGCCCGGACGCCGGGCGGCAACAACAACGATACGGGAGATCCTGAATGAGCGAATCAAGCAAAACGCAAAGTGCACCCAATAGTGAGCGCGGCGCCGTTGGCGGCTTCGTAAGGTGCGTGAACAAGGTTCCGTGCCAAATTGAACACGTAGACATAATGCCCGCCCCAAACGCGGGAGGGCATACGGCCGAGCAGGCGTTCCGTAGCTACATCGAAGTGATGGCGAACCCATGCAACGAGTTCATGGCCGAGATTACGGTTTGCCGTGATGACCGCGCACGCCGAGCATTCGCGGAGCGTATCCGCGCCGAGGCTGAGCGGCTGCTCACGGCCTACCCGCAGGCCGACCGATCAGCCGCCAAGGGTACAGCAGGTCAGCGCTGCCCGAAGCCCGACTTCAGCAAGTTCGCTACGATGGAAGACTACCAAGCGGCCATGCGCAAGTGGGAAGGACAGGGGACGGGCGTTCTATGAAGCCGACAGACACCGAAATCCTGGGTCTGCTGGACCGCATGCGCGGCGCGATCATGCCGACCTTCTACATAAAGAACTGCCTTCGTGGGCAGTATCCTGGCATACAAACGGCCTGGGTTCTCCGGCGAATGAAGGCGCTGGAAAAGGCCGGGTACGTGGTCCGCGATTCGAGCCAATACACAACCATGTTCTGCTGGCGTTTGGCCGACTGAGCATCCGCCGGAGAGGCGGAGGCACGAAAGGACGATATGAAGAAAACTGACGGAACCCGCCCGCACCAGGGCAAGAGCGACGCCGACCTGGCCGCCGACGTGCGGATGGTCGCGCAAGAGCTTTCCGGCCTGCTGGGCGAACTGAAGCAGCGCCGCATCGAGTGGGATACGCGGCACTACGACAGCGGCAGGATCGAAGTCGAAATTTACCGGACCAATCGGGAAGACCTGTAACACAGAGCAGGCGCCCGACAGTCGGCACCTCAACGAAAGGATGACATGAGCGATAACGCCACAGCCGTACCTGCCCCGCTGGAATACACCGGCGGTTCCGTGTCCTATTACCGGGTGCCGATCAAGCATCCCACGAATCCACATCTCGCGCCCTACGTCGCCGAGTGCAACGACATCATCGAAGCCTTGGGCATGAACTACGCCGAGGGCAATGCGTTCAAAGCGATCTGGCGACGCGCGGCTGCACAGAACCTTGGGCTGTCGAAGCAAGGTTACAAGGACGGCCTCTACGACGCCGAGAAGGTCGAGTTCTTCGGTGGTCGCATGGTCGCTCAGTCAAAGGCAGAAAAGGGCGGTGACGCTTGAAGCGCGGGTTACAGGCCCTGGGCCGGCTCAAGGCCGGCACCATGAACAAGACGGAGGCCGCGTACGCCGCCACGTTGGATCAGCGGCGCGTCGCAGGCGAGGTGGCGTGGTACAAGTTCGAGGGGATCAAATTCCGCTTGGCTGAGAACACGAGCTACACGCCGGACTTTGCCGTGATGCTCGCCGACGGCACGCTGGAGATGCACGAGGTCAAAGGTTTCTGGACCGACGACGGAAGGGCGAAGATCAAGATTGCCGCCGACCTCTACCCGATGCGGTTCATTGCGATCAAGGCGAAGCCGAAGAAGGACGGCGGCGGGTGGGCAGTAGAAGAATTTTAGTCTGGTCGGTTTGTCTAATCATCATCTGACGGAGGCGGGCACCGAGCAGTACAGCGGTCCATTGCGGACTGGCACCGGTCGTTACATCTATCCCATGCGTCGCCGTCAAGGTGAGAGCAGCGATTTTCGTCGCATGTGTCCTGTTTTTCTTTACAGGAATCATAGCACTGATCCCAAGTGATCCCAGTCCTGAGGTTTCTTGTCGGGCGTGAGGCACTACTGTTCGTAGAGCCTCCATCCGTACCTCCCATGCACAACGCAATTAAATTCATGGCTCTCTGAGGACCCGGCAAATGGCTCCAATCTCCCGGGCTGCTGCTTATCTCCATTTGGACCTGCCTCAAGTCGTTTAGAGTGAACTCGCCTCGTGCCACCAGGGTGCGGGCTGCCCAGCAGTCTGCCTCTTGTTCGGATACAAGCGGTATGTAATTGCCCAGGACGTGGCCCAGCGCGTGATGACCACACTCATGGAAATAAAAGAATCTTCGGGTAACATTGCTGGATGACAATACGACGAATGGGTTGTAGAGAATGACTGGGGCTCCATTCGGAGCTAAACGAGAAACGGCTATGTCGTTAGTGGAAGGGTCTTGTATATCGAGAACGGGGATTCCTCGCGCATCTATGCATCCGCCCCACCATTGAGCATGAGCGCTGAGCGAAAACAGCAATAGGAGTACGCCACACATTGTCCGCAAGATTATGTGTCCCATAATGCCTCCAGAGTCCAGTTAGCACTGCAGTCATCAGTATGTTTTGTCCGAGATGGTTGGTCCATACGTTGTGCATTCCACTCATAATTTTTTTGTGCGGAGCGGTCGATGCATCGTATGCGATATCTGTAGTCAGACTGCGGCATTGTGATTTGGAAAATGTCGTAGCAGCCTGCAGAAATACTGCTGAGTGCTAAGCTTCTCCTCATTCCAAGGAGCAAGCCATGTTCGTCGAAAAGTACCTCCAATCCCTCAACACGTCGGACCTGAGAGACGACGAACTGCACCACAAAACCGACGCGTTGGCAGCGGCTGCGCTGGCGGATCTGTCGGGCGGCTCGGGTGACGTGTTTGGTTCGCTCCTGGCCCGCACCAAGTACGCCGACGGCACGCACCACAAGACGTTCGAGGCTGGAAATCACAACCTGGCCGTGCTGCTGCGCGCGTGGACGAGGCTCGTCGTGCAAAAGGGCTTGGACCGCCAGTGGCTCAAGATCAAGCACGAATGGGACATCAAGGCGGCGCATGGCATCTACGAGAAGATCGCGCGCGTATCGCTGGCCCACTGGCTGCAAGGTGAGTGCGAGGTATGCAACGGGACGAAGATCGCGGCTGGCCGCGCGTGCTCGCACTGCGCCGGCACTGGCCGCGAACCTATCGCCGGCGGCGCGCTCGAAGTGGAACGCATCAAGGACATGGTCGGTGAGCTAGAAGGCTTGTATCAGGCACACGGCGCACGTGCGGCGGTCAAGCTGCGGAGGGCCGCATAATGGGCTGGAGCATCGGGTACGACGATAACTGGAGTCGCGACATCGGCTATGGCGTGCCCGCGTACTGCGATCATCCAGGCTGCAAAAACGAGGTTGATCGCGGACTTGGATACGTTTGCGGAGGCGAGCCATACGGTGGCGAGCATGGTTGCGGGCTGTTTGTCTGCAGCGAGCACACGCACGCGAATAATAAGTGCCTCCAGCTTTGCCAGCACTGTGCGGACCGTCGTCGGAAAAAGCTGTCTCCGTCGCCTGATCATCCGGAGTGGATGCGCTGGAAATTGGAGGATGAAAGCTGGCAGCAGTGGCGCGACGAGAGCCCTGTAGAAGTCGAAAAACTGCGCAAAGCGTTGGCTGATCTCGACAGTGTTGCGCCGCCTGAAAAACAGGCGTAAACTTTAGCCTAATCTACAGTTCCCTCGATCCACGTAATGCGCGCTACGGCGCCAACGTCACCCGAGGCAGTCGAGTTACCCGGCCCGCAGTAAAGCCGGCGCTCGCCTGTAGAATTGACGTAACCCGCCTCTGTGGCGGGTTTTGTCGTTTACGGCCCACCTGTGCAGATAGCCTTGGGGTTCGTCGGCCGGCGTGGTGCGCATTCCCCACCAATGGTGAGGAAATCGCACCACAGCACGCCAACAAAAACACCAATGCTATCGAACGGTAATCTCCAGTTCGCGGTCCAGAGCTTTGAACGCCGCCGCGAGAGTGTCAATCTTCGTTGCGTGGTGTAGATCAACAATACGATTCACTTCCTGAGGTTTTACGTTCATAAGTCGCGCCAGGTCGGCGGGTCGTACCCGTTGCTTGAGCGTCTCATTGAGAAGCAGCACCTTAGCTGAAGCGCTAAGCGGCAGTTCAATAAGACGCTCGCCCTCGACCGCTTCGGACGGTAGAGGGACAGGGCGGCGGTCCTCAAAATAGAAGTCCATCGCTGTAAGAAGCGCGTCGGCGGCCATATCGAGTGCTTCCGCCTCGGTATCGCCTTGCGTAAGCGCCTCCGGGATGTCGCGGAACGATACGATGTAGCGCCCGCTTTCGGATAGCTTGAAGCATGCAGGGTATTTCATAAGCTAAGTCCTTTAGTCTGCGTCGATGCAGTGATCGGCAAACCCCTTTCGGGGTCTGCCTCCTATTTCATACCGAGTTGTTTTTTGATTTCCTTGGCAAGGTCATTGTCGATTTCGCTGCCAGGGTGCCGGGGTACAGTGGTTTGTTTTCCCTTGTAGTAGGCTTTCAAGTGACCCTTTCCGTTCTTGATTACCACTCCTTGAGACCTTAGCCACCGTACAAACTCAGTCTGCTTCACTGCACCTCCTTGTTGTGTTGTCGATGTAGATACTATAAACAAAAATGTTTATAAACGCAAGCATTTTTGTTTATATATTTAAGGCGGCACCGAGAAGATCGATGAGCCAGCAAAGGTGGTGTGCTAAGCGCGCTGCCTTGTAGGCGTAGTCAAGTATCCGCTTCAGTTTTCGTTTGGTTGAGAAGGTCATGTCCGGTCCAATAGGTTGTTGATCCTATTGTGGCCACGCGACATTTCTCATTCTTGTGGTGGGTTTCCCGTAGCCGCCTCATCGGCGTAACCGGTGGCCACACAAAGCCTAAGCCTGACAACCACGTTCCACGTGCGCGGATGATGGCTGCGGGCTCTGTGTGGCAGTCGCTCTGCGCACCTGCGCCCCAGTGTCTGCTCTGACTAAGCCTCTGGGTGGTGTCTGCCGCAACCTGTCTCCTCTAGGTTCTCTCTCGTTCCTGGACTTTCGCCGCCTGCCGCAGTAATGCGCTCGCGGCATTTTTTTATTCTGAGGTGTCCGATGCGTCAGCTCGATCCTGTGATGGTCAGAGTGCAGATCGGTGGCGACGTCGTGCGCCGAGAGGCCGAGGTCGAAATCCTCGCCCGTGACGTCATGGGCCGGCCGACTATCTCGCATATGCGCCCGAAGCTGTACGCCGGCGAGATCCTTTGCGAGCGTATTGGGATGATCCCCGTCATCGTACGGAGATACGCATGAAAGGCCCGGCAGACGTCTACCGCGCCGAGATCCTGCGCGCAGTGATGGGCGATCACGCGAACGTGTGCAAGGTCGCGAACATCGAGCGCCTGAACCAGATCGCGGCACATCTCGTCGACTGCGAGGACGCTAAAGCGATCCTGCGTGCGAAGGGATACGGCGCCGCTGGCATGACGTTCGTCGAGCTGGCAAAGAGCCTGCCCGAGAACGTTCGCGGAATCCTGCGCGAGATATTCAAGTCTCGGAAGCTCAGCGCGCAGCCGTCTATCGCATGGAGAGACCAATGAGCGAAGAATCCAACGTCATTCGCCTCAATGTACCGCCGCTCCATCAGCGTTTCATCCGTTCCTATCGAGCCTGGCGCGCGTATGGCCTGTCGCCGTTGAAGGCGATCATGGCCGCTTGGCGTATCTGTCGCGTGCTGTCGAAGGTCTTCTGATTAGCAGTTGTGGTAACGTATATCTTCTTACAACATAGGAGGATGTATGCCCCTAGCAAAGGCCATTTCTGTTAGACGTCTGGTTAGTCAGGCGAAGAGTGTCGATTCTGTGGCAGAGTGGCTAGTCGAATTGTTATTGGCGAACGTGCCCGAGCACACGCGACTGGACGGCTACATAATCACGGCGCCTAAGGTAGAGGGCGCTCGCTTCAACGTGCAAGCGCATCACGGAAATTACGTATGCTTCTACGGGCACGCGGTCTCGGGTGAGACGGTGGTCGGGAAGTTCGACCTTGCAGAAATACAGCGGGATGGTCGGTTAGGGGACCCGTTCTTCTCGTTCTACGTGAACGACAACGGTGTATTTTTCGCTGACGGAATCTCTATCAATCAACATTTCCTGAATCAAGAACAGTACGACGGGGTTCGGCTTGAGGTTGCATATCAAATAATGGCGGCAGTGCAGGAGCATTTGCCAAGATACAGCGCTTCATGAAACGACCGCCTCCGGGCGGTTTTTTGTTTTTGAGTTCATTTGGGCCTAATACAGTTGGAGCGTTCATGGCAGTTAGGCCTAAGTCGATATGCCGGAAAGTCGCATGTGGCGCCTTGATTGATGCGCCAGGGTACTGTGAGAAGCACGCAAAGCTGTCGACTGGCTGGGCGCGCGCTCACGGTGACAAGAGCAGCGCTCAGCGCGGCTATGGCCATGCGTGGCGCAAGACACGCGAGCGCATCCTAGCAAGGGATTGCGGCCTCTGCCAAATCAGCGGCCCAGCTTGCAGCTTTATCGCAACCGAGGTCGACCACAAGGTCAGCAAGGCGCGTGCTCGCGAGCTAGGCTGGCGTGAGATGCGTATCGAGGCCGATGAGAACCTGCAGGCAGCGTGCCCGTCCTGCCACCGTGCGAAGACCGCCGCAGAGCGTACCGCCCCCCTCTAGTCTTCCCGACTTTCGCGATCGTGACCGACATGTTCGTCTTTTTTATATTTCCGCAATTGAGAATTTGGGCCTAGGAGGGCGCAAGAATGGCCAAACCCCGAACCCCTTCGGCGGTGCTGGAGGCTCGGGGTGCGTTCGACAAGGATCCCGGCCGGCGCCGCGAAGATTTTGAGGCCGGCGAGTTCGACGCCAAGCCGCCCACCTATTTCAAGGCGCACCAGAAAGCGGTCTGGAGTGAGATCGTCAGCGTTCTGCCGGCGTCCGTTCTACAGGCTACCGACCGCATGGCTGTTGAGTTGGCTGCGCGCCTCATTGCGCAGTTCCGGAGGCAGGACGATGCCGAGGTAACGTCGGCACAGATCGCGCAGATTCGAACGGCGCTGGCGGTGTTAGGCATGACGCCGGCCGATCGCTCGCGCGTCTCGGTTAAGACCAAGGCGCCCTCGAACCCGTTCGCCGACATGATGGGCGGATCTAAAAAGGCACACTGACTATGCCAGCCGATTTCGTCGGCAAGGCACAGGAGTACGCGCAGGCTGTCGTCAAAGGGAAAATCGTCGCCTGCAAGTGGGTAAAGCTGGCGTGCAAGAGGCACCTAGACGACCTGAAGGCTAGCCGCCGCAAGGCGTTCCCGTATTACTTCGACGAGGATGCGGCCAACAAGGTCTGCACGTTCCTGTCGCTGATGCCTCATACCAAGGGCAAATGGGCCCGCAAGCGCGAGCTAATCGAGTTGCAACCTTGGCAGTGCTTCGCCTTCACGACGCTTTTCGGCTGGAAGATCAAGAAGAACAACCGTCGGCGCTACCGCCGCGCGTACTTCGCCGTGCCGCGAAAGAACGGCAAGTCGATTATCGGCTCAGGCATCGGCCTGTACATGTTCTCTGTCGATGGCGAGTTCGGCGCCGAGGTCTACTCGGGCGCGACGACAGAAGCTCAAGCCTGGGAGGTGTTCCGCCCAGCTAAGCAGATGCTCGAGCGGACGCCGGAGCTTCAAGAGGCGCTAGGCGCCGAAGTCTGGGCCAAGTCGTTGCTCGTGCCGGCAGACGGCTCCCGGTTCGAGCCGGTCATCGGTAAGCCTGGCGACGGTGCATCGCCGTCGTGCGCAATCGTGGACGAGTACCACGAGCACGACTCATCTGACCTCGTCGATACGATGGAAACCGGTATGGGCGCGCGCGAACAGCCGCTGCTGCTCATGATCACCACTGCCGGCTTCAACATTGCTGGCCCTTGCTACGACCAGGAGGTCGAGGCCAAGAAGGTGCTCGAAGGTGCGCTGGATGATCCAGAGTTATTCGCGTTGATCTATACGATCGACGATGGTGACGACTGGACTAGCCCGGCGGTGCTGCGAAAGGCAAACCCGAACTTCGGCATCTCCGTCGACGAAGACTTCCTGCTGTCGCAGCAGCGGCAAGCGACGCAGAGCGCGTCGAAGCAGGTTCGTTTCAAGACCAAGCACCTAAACATATGGTGTTCGGCGAAGTCGGCCTGGCTGAATATGCTCGAGTGGAACAAGTGCGCGGACTACAACCTGCGCCGCGAGCAGTTCAAACGCGAGCGTTGCTATCTGACGCTCGACCTTGCGAGTCGCTCGGATATCTGCGTGCTGATGCTGGTGTTCGTTCGCGTGATCGACGGGAGGCAGCATTTCTACCTGTTCGGCGATTACTACCTTCCGGAAGCCGCTATTGAGGGCGCCGAGAAAAATGCAAACACCTACCGTAAGTGGGTGATCGAAGGCTTCCTGCAACAGCACGACGGTGCCGAAATCGACTTCGACTTGATCGAAGAAGACATGCTGGCGCTAGTCGCCGAGTACGGGCCGGAAGAGGTCGTTTTCGACCCTTGGCGTGCCGCACAGCTGGAACAACGCCTTACGAAAAATGGCATCGCTGCGGTCGAGCTCGGAGCGCAAGTCAAGAACTTGTCGCTGCCAATGAAAGAGCTTGAGAGCGCAATCAAGGCCGGCCGCGTGCATCACGACGGCAACCCGATGCTGACCTGGATGATGTCAAACGTCGTGGCGAAGCTTGACGCCAAGGACAACATCTACCCCCGCAAAGAAAAACCTGAGCAGAAGATTGACGGCCCAGTGGCTGCAATCATGGGCGTTGCTCGCGCGATCAGCGGCGAGGAAACAACAACATCATTCTGGGAATCCTGATGAAAAAACTGATCAAGGCGGTTCCCGACGCCCTTATTGTCAGCGGCGCTGGAGCTCTCTCCTATGGGGCTGGACTCCTTCACCCGGCAGCAGGCTTTATGGTCGCTGGTCTGCTTCTGGTGGCCGGTGGCGTCTGTGCCGCCCGCCGCGCGCCGATTGAGAAGGACGAGGCCTGATGTCATTCTTCATTCAATCGGGGCGTCGAAATCAGTCATTCGCAGAGCCGTTCTGGCGCGATATGGCGGGCTGGTTGTCCACCGCTACTGGTCGGGCTGTGACGGTTCGAACCGCAATCCAAGTGGCGACTGTCTTTGCCTGCTGCCGCGTCATCGGCAATGGCTTGGCCCAAGTTCCATTCAAGCTCATGCAGGAGAAGGATGGAAAGCGCTTGCCGGCGAAGTGGCACCCGCTATTTCGACTGCTGGCCCTAAAGCCCAACGACTGGCAAACCAGTTTTGAATTTCGCCAGATGCTGGCGTGGCACATCGAGTTGTGCGGCCAAGCGTTCGTATTCAAGAACTGGAGTGTTACCGGCAAGCTGCTTGAGCTGATCCCGTTTGCGCCTGGGCAGGTCGTCACACGCCGCGATCCGGCGACGTGGGAGATCCTATATGACGTGATCGGTATCGATGGCACGTTCAGGACATTCACGAGCAAACAAATTTGGCATCTTCGGGGCCCCACGATCGACGGCGTCGAAGGTCTTGACGTGATCAAACTGGCGCGCGAGGCGATCGGCCTAGCGATGGCGACCGAAGAAGCGGCGGCACGGCTGCACAGGAACGGTATCCAGAACAGCGGGGTTTATTCGGTCGAGGGCACACTCGACAAAAAGCAGTATGACGATTTGAGCGCATGGGTCGGCAAGCAATTCGCTGGCCTCCAAAATGCCGGTAAGCCGATGATCCTGGATCGGAATGCGAAGTTCCTGAATACGTCGATGAGTAGCGTGGACGCCCAGTCCAACGAAACGCGCAAGCTGCAGATCGAGCAAATCTGTTCGTTCTTTGGCGTCCTGCCGATCAAAGTCGGCTACTCCGATAAGACGGCAACCTTCGCAAGTGCCGAAGAAATGAACCGAGCTCACCGCGAAGACTGCCTGGCCCCGCGGTGGGAGGCGTTCGAGCAGTCGGCGGTAATCAGTTTGTTGTCCGACGATGAGCAGGCGCAGGGGTACTACTTCAACTTCACGGAGGAGGGGATGCTCCGCGGCTCCTCGAGCCAAACGAAGGACGTGATCCTTGGTTATGTGAACGGCGGCATCCTCACCCCGAACGAAGGTCGAGCCCTGCTCGATCGCAACCCGGATGAGGATCCTGCAAGCGACCGCCTGCGCATTCCCGCCAACATCGTAGGCGAGCCAAAACCCGCCGAACCCGCAACACAAGCTCCGTAGGAGTCATCCCGAATGCCACAACCGAATATGCAGCGTAAGGCTGCAGGCCGAGTGCTGTCTGCAGAAAACGAGCAGCTGCTGCGCGAGGCCCGCGACAACCTCGACGCGGTCCTCTCCAAGCTAGCCCAAGAGGACCCGCAAGACGCCGGTTCGATCCGTTTTGTCAACCGCATGGCGTTGAAGCCAGGCCATGTGCGCATCAACGCGAATTCCGCTCCGAGCGAGGCCGAGATCCTGATCTACGGGGACATCGGCGGCGGCTGGTGGGATGAGGGGATCACGGGCGAGTCGATCAGCAACCAGATCGCAAACCTCGACGTCGACACGATTAACGTCCGCATCAACAGTGGCGGCGGGCTCGTGTTTGAAGGCTTGGCGATCTATCAGGCGCTGGCCCGTCACGACTCCAAGATCGTCGTTCACATCGACAGCATTGCCGCCTCGATCGCCAGCGTGATTGCGATGGCCGGTGATGAGATTCGGATCAGTGAGGGGGCCAACCTGATGATCCACAAGCCGTGGTCGGGCATGTGGGGCGACGCCGATGCGTTCCGCAAGGAGGCCGAAGTCCTCGATCAACTGCAGACAGGGCTGGTGAATATCTACGAGGCCCGTACTGGCGCCAAGCGCTCCGACCTCGAGTCCTGGGTCAACGCGGAGACGTGGTTTCTCGGCCAAGCCGCCGTCGATGCAGGTTTTGCCGACGTCATGGTGCCGGCCAAGAAGAAAAAGGCCGCTGCCTCCGCGATGCTGAACCACTTCAAGAACACTCCGAGCAACCTGCTGGCGACGGCCGGCGGCCCAGAAATTCGCGAGTTCGAAGCCTTCCTCCGCGACGGAGAAGGGCTCTCGAACGCGCAAGCAAAGCGCATCGCAGCCGCTGCGATGTCGCGGGTGAATCGCGACGATCCGCCCGAACCGTCAGAAAGCTCCCTCCGCGATGGTGGGGCGCCTGCGGATGAACAGCGCTCGGCGGCCAGCCGCCTGGCGCAAGGCATCAAAAAACTCACCTCCACCATCAAGGAATAGACATGGCAGACAAAGACGCCGTTACCGAAGTAATGGAAGCGTTCACCGAGTTCAAGCACACGAACGACGCGAACCTGAAAAAGCACAGCGCCGACCTCGACGCGAAACTCGATAAGATCAACGCCGCGCTGAACAAGCACGAAGACACCAACCAAAAGCTGGTGCTGATCGACCAACAGAACAAGGCAATGCAGCAGCAGTTGGACGCGATCGAGAAGATCGCGAACCGCGCTGGCATGGGCGGCGCCGACGGCGAGAAGGCCAAGGCCGCACGCGAGTACCTGGACGCCTTCAACCGCGTGCTGCGGGCCTCGCCGGAAAACCGCAACGCTGCCGACATGTCGCTGATCCGCGAGCGCTCGAATGCACTGGTCAAAGGCGACGATGCCAGCGGTGGCTACCTGCTGGCGCCGCCGGACCTGCAAGCAGACATCATCAAGAACGTGATCGAGATGACCCCGATCCGCTCGCTCGCTACCGTCCGCACGATCGGCGGATCGAGCCTGAAGATGCGTAAAAAGACCGGCAACGGCTCCGCTACGCGTGTCGGCGAAACCCAGCGCCGCACCAACACCGGCGACCCGACGTACGGCATGCTCGAATTCCAGGCGCCGGAGCTGTTCGCGCGCATCGAAGTCTCGCAGCAGATGCTGGAAGACGCCGACTACGACCTGTTCGCCGAACTGCGCGAAGACGCCTCGGATCAGTTCTCCCTGAAGGAGGGCATCGAATCGATCAGCGGCTCCGGTAACGGTCAAATGGAAGGCATCCTGACCAATGCCGACATCGAGGCGATCAAGAGCGGCGACGCGTCCAAGATCACCGCGGACGGCGTCCTGGCCCTCTTCTACGGTCTCAAGACCGCATACGCGCGCAACGCAGTCTTCGGCATGAACCGCCTGACCCTGGGTGAGATCCGCAAGCTGAAGGACAACAACGGCCAGTACCTGTGGATGCCAGGTATCGCCAACGGCGTGCCGAACACCATCAACGGTGCCCCGTACGTCGAAATGGCCGACATGCCGAACATCGCCGCCAACGCCACACCGGTCGTCTTCGCGGACTGGAAGAAGCTGTACGTGATCGCTGACCGCGTGGCGCTCTCCTTCTCGGCCGACTACGTGACCGAAGCGGACGACGGCCTCGTCGTCTTCCGCGCCCGCAAGCGCGTGGGCGGCGGCGTGCGTCAAGCCGAAGCCGGCAAGAAGCTGAAGATCTCGGCCTGATGCACACGATCCCCGGCCTAGTGCCGGGGAATCTCGCAACCTATACCCAAGGAATTCCTTATGCGTGATTTGAAATCCAACATCAAGCCGGTGCAGACGCTTATCCCGGCCACCCGTACAGCAGCCGCCAACGGCAACGGCGTCGACTTGGCCGGCTTCAACGGCGCTTCGGTCCTGTTCTCGAACGGCGCCATCGGTGGCACCGCTTCGCCGACGTTCACCTTCGAAGTGCAGGAGAGCGACGACAACGCGACGTTCACCGCCGTCGCCGACAAAGATCTGCGAGGTGTCGAGCCCGTGATCACGGCAGCCAATCAGGTGTCCCAGGTTTCGTACATCGGCTACAAGCGCTACATCCGCGGCGTCCTGAAAACCGTTACCGGCACCTCGCCGACGCTCGACTGCTCGGCGACCGTCGTGCTCGGACGTCCGGCCAACGCTCCGACCACCTGAGCGCCATGACGATACGGATGTTGAGTACAACGCCAGGCTCGGTTGACGGCATCCGTGTCGCCACGTACGAAGCCGGCGTCGAGTACGCCCTGGACGGATCGTCCGGCGAGCAGGAACTTGCCCGCGCGTTCGTAGACGCCGGCCTCGCGGAGCAGGTTGGTGCCGAGTCCACGACGGGGCCCGACACGGCCGCGGCGGGTGCCTCCGCATCAGCAAAGCCCGGACGCAAACCCAAGGCGTCGTAATCCCATGAGCCCCGACACCGCCGCCTGGCTCGCCAACGTGCGCGCCGAGGCGGAGGCCCCGGGCGCTCTCCTAGTCGTCGTGCGCGGCCGTTCGCGCTCGGTGGCGATCTTCCCTGAAGACATAGTCGGCAAATCCGACGACGAACTGCTGGCGTACATCGCCAAGCGGCTCGCTGAACAATGAAAGAACGACATGGCAATTGCCTCGACCGACATTCAATACCGGCTGTCCGGCGGAGCCGGAAATACGGTGCCTGCAGCGTCGCTGGGTGGCGCTAAATCGACGACCGTTGCTGGCGCTTCGATCTTCGATGACGTCTCGTCGGCCGAGGCAGTAGCCGGCGATACCGAATACCGCTGTGTGTACGTGCAAAACGCTCATGGCAGCTTGACTCTGACCGGTGCTGTGCTCTGGATCCCGGCGAATACCCCGAGCCCGACCACCGCGATTGACGTTGGCGTCGGCACTTCGCCTGTGAATGGCACGGAGCAAACCGTCGCCGATGAAAACACCGCGCCGAGTGGAGTGACGTTTATCGCTGCCGCTACCCAGGGCGCCGGCGTGGCTTTGGGTGACATCCCCGCAGGCCAAAGCCGCGCCGTCTGGTTCCGTCGTTCGACCACCGCCGGGACAGCAGCCGCATCCGACACCTGCACCTTCCGCGTTACCGGGGACACCGCACCATGAAATTTGTTGACCGACTGAAGTTTGCGGCGACCGGTACGAGCGCAGCATCGATCTCCGACGGAACTGCCGTCAACAGCTGCCGGAACCTTGCCGCCTCGATCACGGCGGGGGCGCTGGCCTTGACGGACACGGCAGTCCCGTTCGGCATCGATGATGGCGCAGGTAACTGGGAGCTGAGCCTGTTCAACCTCGGCGGGATCGCTTCGGCACCGACGCTGACCCGTACATCGGTGCTAGTAAGCTCGGCCGGCGGCACGAACCCCGCCACCTTCACCGGCGCGACGCTTACCGTCTTCAACACGATCCCGTCGACGTTTCTGAATGGCGTCAGCCTGGGTCAGCTGTCCAATGCGGGCGCGCTGGCTGCAACAGACGTGCTGGCGGTCGCCCAGTCCGGCACCGAAGTGCAGACGACGATCGACGCCTTCTACACGTATCTGGTCAATCGCATGACGGCCGAAGGCAAGTTCAATTCGCCGACGGAAAGCCTGAGCGTTACGACGCCGACCACGCAGGTGGTGGGCTCGCCTTATATCCTCGCCGGGACGTGGGCTGGCGTACAGCCGACCGCTCTCGACTACATGATTTCGGATTCGGGCGTCGATGGCACCTGGAACAACGCCGTGTCTGGCCTGAGTATCGGCTCCAATGGACTGTGGCAGTTCAACGTGACGCCAACGACGCCGAGCGTCAGCCGCACGATCAAGGTTCGTGACCACAACAACCAGACCGTCATCAGCCCGGCGTCGGTCGCCTATCTCGTCAATCCGACCACGCTCCTGAACATCACGACGCCGACCACGCAGACCGTCGGCACCGCGTTCACGCTGAGCGGCACGTACACCGGCACCGCCCCGGCATCGCTGGATTACCAGAAGGAAGACGGCACCTGGGTACAGGCAAGTTCGCCGATTATTGGTAGTGGATCATGGTCGTTCAGCGTGACACCGACGACGGCAGTTGCAAGCCGTACGATCAGCGTGCGTGACCACACCTACACGACGATCTCGGCAACGTCAGGAACCTACGCTGTCAACGCCGCGGCAGGCTCGACCATCACGGGCGTGACCGTGTCGGCAGCAACGTCCACCGTCGCAGGCGGCGGCACCGACCAGATGACGTCAAACGTCACGGGTACGGGCTCGTTCTCGACCGCAGTGACCTGGAGCATCGACAGCGGCGGCGGCTCGATCAGCACCGCCGGTCTGTACACGGCGCCTGCTGCAACGGCAAGCGACCAGTCCATCGTGATCCGCGCCACCAGCACGCAAGACACGTCCAAGTACGGCACCACGACCATCACCGTGCCAGCCGCGGCCGCAGGCTCGACTGTGACCGGCGTGAGCGTGACGGGCGCATTGTCGACCATGCAGGGCAACCAGACCGACCAGCTGACCGCCACCGTCAGCGGCACGGGTTCGTTCTCGACGGGTGTCACCTGGACGATCCAGTCCGGTCCTGGCTCGGTGAACGCAAGCGGTCTGTACCAAGCTCCGCCCGCAACCAACGCCGCGCAGACTGCCGTGGTCAAGGCGACGAGTACGCAGGACACGTCGAAGTCGGGTACGTTCACGGTCACGATCGCGGCCCAGCCGACTGTCGCGGTATATCAGACCGGACTTAAAGCGTCGCTTACTGCAGCCGATGCATACGGTGTCTCCGGCAGCAACGAACTGTTCACGGCCTCCAGCGGCTACGGCGGCGGCGTGTGGATTTTCAGCGGCTCGAAACCAGCCACGGCATCGACCGGCTGGAGCCAGAGCAACACGACCCCACCGGCGGCTAATGCGGGTCGTACGGCCAACGGCATGTACCCGATGTCCATTGCAAATCCAGGTTCGGGCTCGACCAACGGTACGTACCTGTACGTCCCGAACGGTTCAGGCACGACGACGTGGTACTTCTGGATGGAGATTAACGGTATCTACACCGTGATGAACCCGGCCGGCACGACGGTGACGTTGTAATGGCAACCCGCACCACGTCAACCGGCAAGCTGCGGCTGCGCAACGGCAAGCTGGCCCTCACGGTCGCCGGCCCGGCCGCAGCCGCGGTCGGTGCGCTGTCTGGCTACACCGACTACCTGAACCAGCAAATCTTCCAACGGCTGGGCACCAGCCGCACGCTCACGGTCAACATGACGTGCAGCGGCGGCGCCCCGGCCGGGGTCGAGGCGCAGGTGGTCGACTTCACCAACAACAACACCGTCATCGTGGCATGGACGGCGCTGGCCAACCTGACCGCCAATGGCACCAGCCTGACGGGACAGCTGAACGTCCCGCAGGGTGGCTGGTACAAGCTGCAGATTCGTTCCACGGCCGACCGCTCGACCGTGATCTCGGGCACCACGAAGTTCGGCGTCGGAGCAATCATCTGCTTCTGCGGCCAGTCGAACATGCACTACTTCAACACGACGTATAGCACGTTGCCGAACTGCGGCCCGCGCTCCATCGAATACATCAGTGGAGCATTCCGCCGCATCGGGCAGTACAACGACGCGTATGCCGCCAGCCTGCTGTACAACGTGCCTGGCGGCTACCCGAGCTACAGCCGCGACAATAACAACCTGCAGGGCGACGCCCTGACGCTGTTCGTCAACGACATGGTGGCTGGGCTGAACATCCCCGTGCTGGCCATGCCGATCGACTTGTCGGGCTTCAGTATCGATTACTGGATTCCGGCCAGCAGCACGCAGTGGCAGACGCTGGCCACGGCGATCGCTGCCGTCGGTGGCGATGCCGAGATGTTCTTGTGGTGGCAGGGCGAGAGTGACGCGGTGAACAAGAGCCAGTCCTACATGAACAACGCGTGGGACACGCTGCGCGCCCAGTTTTACGCCATGACCGGCCGCACCTCTGCCAATTCCCACTTCGGCATTGTCTCGCTGGGGCAGGGGCAGTACAACAACTCGACCGAAGGCCAGTTCGGCGCGATGCGTCAATGGCAGATTTCGTACGGGACGGCCGGCACCCAAGGCGTCTTCTACCTGGGCGCCGCACATGACGTGGACTTGCGCGACGCGGTTCATATGTCTGCCGCTGGCCTGAACAAGCATGGCCGTCGCTGGGGCAAGGCCGCCTTGTACTGCTGCGGCATCGGCTCGGCACAGGCCGTCGGCCCGTACGTCACGGGCGCCACATATAGCGCAGGCGTCGTGACCGTCACGCTGGCGCATACGGGCGGCACGGCGCTGGTGGACGGTAGCGGCGGCGGCGGCACGGCGCTGACCGGCTTCGAGTTCAAGGACGCCGGCGGCACCGTGCTGACCATCACCAGTACGTCGATCGCCAGCGCGAATACGCTGCAGTTCGCGGTCAGCGGCACACCGGCCACGGTGTCGTACGCCATGATGAACTACCCGCATTACACGGGGTACAACGGCGGCAGCACGTTCAACGTCGCGTCGGTGGTGTACGACAACCTGGGCACCGGCTACCCGCTGCGACCGTTCGCCGCAATCCCCATAACTTAAGGTTGACATCATGATTGCATCTGATGCGATTGGGCTTAATGCAGTCGCGATGGGTGGGCAAACGCCCACGACAAAGGTTTCGTCCGACTTGTTCGCATCGTATGCGGTAGCCGGATCCGTATCATCGGACCTCTCGGCGCTATATGCTGTTCGCGCCCAGGTGTCGGCCGATCTGAGTGCAGCCTACGCGGTCAGTGCGCAAGTGTCGGCGGACCTGCTGGCATCCTACTCGGTCAATGCTTCCGTCGTGTCGTCCGTCTCCACATCGCTGGCTATCGCCTACGCGATTTGCTCCGAAGTTTCGAGCGATCTCGCAATCCTGTTCTCTATCGAGGAGGCCGTCGATTATGTGCGGGCGCCTCTTGGGGCTGTATGCAAGACGCAGCCCGCAGCTTACCCCGATACGCTTAAGCGCCTCGGCGTCGCTGAGGCCGCGGTATCCCTTGACGCTGCTCGTAGGGCTGCGCGCCTGGATGGCGACGAACTTGACGATGAAGTCTTGACGGCCGCGATCGCCTATACCGAGGAGGCCGAGCATGCGACTAGCCGCGCGTTCGTGCAGCAGACCTGGCGGGCTGGATTCTCCGCTTTCTCGGCAGAGATGATCTTGCCGAAGCCGCCGTTGATCAGCATTGCGCACGTCGCTTACTACGACGAAGACGGGGCGCGCCGCACGCTGGATCCGCAAGATTACTTCGTCGATGCCGACGCAGAGCCCGCGGTCCTCAGTCCGGCGCCAGGACGCACGTGGCCCGCGACGCTCGATCGCGCTGGCGCGGTCGAGGTGCAGTACTCATGCGGATACGGGCCAACCGAGGCGAGCGTGCCGAAGCCGGTAAAGCAATACGTTTTGGCGCGCGTGCAGCAGCAGTTTTCGCCGGTGTCTACGGCGAAGGATGATACGTTCGATCGCCTCTTGGATTCGTATTGGGTGTACGCATGAACCATCGAATCAGGTTGATGACACATGCGAGCGGCACAGACTCCGTCGGGCAGCCGTTGAAGGACTGGGTGCAAGTCGCTGAAGTGTGGGGCGATGTCAGGTTCATCAAGGGTGTGGAGGCGATTCGCGCTGACACCGCGGCATCGACGGTAAAGGCATCGATCCGGATCCGTTCACGTGCGGATGTGGAGGCTGGCTGGCATGCCGTGTACGCGAGCGGCGGGCGGACCTGGACATTCCGAGTTCAGTCGCAGCCGCTTCTCGACAGTGATCCAAGATTTATGTTCCTCCCATGTGAGGCTGTCAAATGAGCATCCTGCGCCTCGACATCGATCATCTCAACGGAATCCTTGACGATCTCGCGCACAAAGCCGAGTTAGTGGCGCGACCTGCTGCACAAGCTGCTGCACAAGTGCTGTACGACCAAGTGAAGCGAAATGTCGCTGCCATCCCGCAGCAGACCGGTAATCTGGCGCGCAGCATCTATCAGGTTTATTCGCAGCAGCGAAGCGGCCCCGGTGTCGCGACATATCAGATCAGTTGGAACAAGCGCACCGCGCCGCACGGGTATCTGGTCGAATTCGGTCACATCCAGCGATATGCCACATACGTCGGTAAGGATGGCAAGCTTTACACCGCTGTCCGACCGAGTAAGCGCGGCACTCCAAGGCCGGGCCGAAGGGCCTCCCAGGCTGCCAAGGACGCTTACTACGTGCCGCTGGCGGCACCCAAGCAGGTGTCTGCAAAGCCGTTCCTGCGATCGGCCACGTCCCAGGCCCAGGCTGCAGCAGATGCCGCAGAAGAGGTCTTGCTGAGGGCTCTACACGATGACACTTGAAGAGAAGTTGTACGTCGAGCTTACGGCCGTATGCCCGCGCGTGTTCACGGATTTCGCGCCAACGGACACGGTGCGGCCTTATGTGACCTATCAGCAGGTCGGCGGGGAGACCCTCCAGTTCATGGATCGCACCGTTCCGTCGAAGGAAAACGCAGACATACAAGTAAGCGTTTGGGCCGATACGAGGAAGGAGGCGAAAGCCATGATCCTCGCCATCGAAGCTCAACTCATCAATGCTACGAGCGTCCAGGCGGGCCCCATCGCCGCATCCATCAGCGATTTCGATGCTGACATGGAGCGGTACTGCAGCAGGCAGGACTTCAACGTCTGGGCTGATCGTTAGCCCCATCTCATCCATAACCAACCGCCTCCGGGCGGTTTTTTTATGCCCGCAAGGGTCAATCATCACGGCCGTCTTGCGCCGGAAAGGAAACTATCTTGAGCGTCAAACTCCCCAATGGCATTACCTGGGCGCTGGCGACCGCATACGCGGCATCGATCTCGGTGAGCGCAGCCTCCAACGCCAGTGAGTGCGTGCTGACCACTGCCGCGAACACTTTCGCTGCGGGCGATCTGGTCGAGTTCACAAGCGGCTGGAGCCGGGCGAACAACCGGATCTTCCGCGTGAAAGCACCGACGTCGACGACCGCCACGCTGGAGGGTTTCGACACCACGTCGACGGTGCTATTCCCGGCCGGTGGCGGCGTCGGCTCCCTGCGAAAGATCAGCAGCTGGACGTCGATCTCGCAAGTTCTGACCTGCACGAGCTCGGGCGGCGACACGCAGTTCGTTACATATCAGTTCATGGATCAAGACAGCGAGACGCAGATTCCGTCGGGCACGTCGGCACAGTCGATCAGCATGGACATCGCTGACGATCCGAATCTGCCCCACTACGCTGCGCTGAAAGGCGCCGCGACGACGCGCGCAAACACCGCACTGCGCGGCATTCTGCCCGACGGATCGATCCTGCTCTACAACGCGATCGTCAGCTTCGACGAGACACCTTCCATGACGAGCAAGCAGGTCATGACCGTGAAGGCTGGCTACGCGCTGCAGGGCAAGCCCGTCCGCTACGCCTCGTAAGTTTTGCCAGGCCGGTAGTCCCGGCCTTTTGTAACCGGCGGGTCATTCCCGTCGGTCTTTTTGTCTAACCGAGAGCATAAGAACATGGCAAAAATCATTTTGGGCCAACCACCCAAGTCGTTCGATCGAACTGTCAAATTCCTGCAGGTCGATGGTCGGCCAGGTGAAATCGGAATCACCTACAAATATCGCGACCGCGAGCAATTCGGCGAATTCACCGATGGTATCCGCGCAGAGGTAAAAGCCAAGGGTGAGGCTGAACTAGAGAAGTGGAAGACGATCGCAGAGTCGGGCGAACCGATCCCAGACCTGAGCGACTCGCAGATTATCGCCGGCCAGAACGAAACCAACGTCCGCTACATCATGGGCTGTGTCGAAGGTTGGAATCTCGATGTCCCATTCGACGAAGCCGCGGTGAAACAGCTGGTGCGCGAGGTGCCGGCCGCGATCCCGGCCATCGTCGGAGAGTACCGCGATGCCATCACCGAGGGCCGCCAGGGAAACTGAAGGGCGCCGCCCATGCGCTGTTCGAAAAGCAGCCGACTGACCAGCAGTTGGCGGCGGTAGGGATGCGCCGCGAGGACTACGACACCGATGTGATCGAGGTCTGGCCTGAGAACTGGCGCTCGTTCAGGCTTCTTTGCGACATACAGACGCAGTGGCGCGGCGCCGGCTCAGGGATCATCGGGCTCGACTACAACGTCCTCTATCGCAAGATGGATCGGATGGCATTGAGTCCAGAGCAGTACGACGAAATCGAAGCCGACATTCGCGTGATGGAATACGCAGCAATGGCGGCAATGCGAGAAAAGGATTGAGTAATGAGTGAAACCCGCGCCGTAACGCTTGAGACGTCGGTCGACACTACCGGCGCTACGGCGGGCTTCAACGAGATCCAGCGCGGAGCCGGGACAATGGCGGCCGCCGTCGCTCGAGCAAGCGAGCAAGCAGACGCCGCGGTAGATGGTATCGGCACATCTGCGACCGCATCAGCTCGAAACGTCGAAGCCGCAGAGCGCAACATTACGAATGCTATCCAGCGACGTATTGCAGCCATGCGTGCAGGGGCGAGCGGAACCGCATCCTTTTACGAGAACATCGCCCAGCAGCGTGGCGTTGATACCGGCGGCCTGCAGCCACTGCTGAACCAGCTGCGCGAGCTGGAGCAGGCCCAAACAAGGGCGAACACGGCCGTCGGCGGCGCGTCCCGGCCTCTCCATCAAGTGGAGATATCAGCCGCCCAGACGGCAGCAGCTTTGCGGTCCGTACCCGCCCAATTTACCGATATCGTGACGCAGCTGCAGGGCGGCCAATCGCCCATGACAATCCTGTTCCAACAGGGCGGCCAGTTGCGCGACATGTTCGGTTCGGCCGGCGGTGCTGCACGCGCGCTCGGTGGATACGTAATTGGCTTGGTCACGCCATTCACCGTGGCTGCTGCTGCGGTGGCTGGCCTCGCATACGCCTATAAGAAGGGTAGGGATGAGATGACCGCCTTCAATATGGCGATCATCACGAGCGGAAATGCAGCCGGAGCTACTGCTGATCAGCTTTCGGAGGTCGCGCGACGAATCGGTGAGGTGTCCGGAAATCGAGCAGAAGCCGCAGCGGCGTTAAATGGCTTGGTTCAGACCGGTCAAGTGCAGGCGCAGAATTTGCAGGCATTCGCGCAGGTAGCAGTGGACGCCCAAAGAGTCATGGGGCGCAGCATCGAGCAAACTACCGCCGACTTTGAAAAGCTCGGTAAAGCGCCGCTCCAGGGCCTGGCTGAGATCAACGCAAAATATCACAACGTTACCGCGGCTACCTATGCGCAAGTGAAAGCCCTGCAGGAGCAGGGGCGCTACGCCGAGGCCGCGAGCGTTGCCCAGCAGTCTTACGCTGATGGTATTACCAAACAAAAGCAAGCCGTTCTGGACAGTCTTACCGACTGGGAGCGGGGCTGGCTAAGGATCAAGAACGGAATCAGCGGCGCCGTCGACGCAGTGTTTAATCTACGTGAGGCTACGGCGAGCGAGAAGATCGATAAACTGCTGAAGGCGAACGACGACACCGAGGCACGCATCGCGAGTCTGAAGAAGCGCGGCGAGGCTCGGGACGGCAAGTCATACGATCCAGCAAAAGATCCAGACGTTCTTGCGGCTCAGGCTGCAATCGATGCGAACGTTCGGGAAATCCAGTCCATCCGCGGCAAGCAAGATGCGAAGAAGAAGGCCGCGACCGAGGACGCAAAAAACGTCCGCGGTGACGCGATCCGCCAGCAGATCACGGACGCTGAAGATATCTTGAAGACGCCGGAGCAACGGCTTAAAGATTTGCTGGCCGCGGCGGAGCAGAACGATCGCGCTAACGGCCTGAATGATGAGGAGGTTGCGAAGCACCGTGCGATCATCATCCGGCAAAACTACGATGTCGTCACCGCGAGTATCGAGCGACAGATTGCAGCGATCCGTCTTCGTAACTCACTCGACGATTTGAAGGCTGAGCCAGCTGCTGGGCAGATCAATATTGACCGCTCAACGGGTGCGATCAATTACGATGAGGCCCTGCGGAGAACTGCGCAACTGGACCTAGATGCACTTGATCGTCGAAAAAAGGCGCTGGAGAAACAAATTGGGGTCGTCAATCAACTTGTCGATAGCGACCAGAAGCGGTCGCAGTTGGCCGAGTTGAATGGCCAGATCGAAGAAGTCAACATCAGCCGGAAAAATAGGGAGCAAAAGCTCGAGCAGGATAGCCTGCTGGCCGACAGAGAATCTGTTAAGGCCTCGGCTGCTGCGTTCGCCCAATATTACGACCAGATCTACAACACGCGCCTGGAGATGCGCAATCAGGTCCAGCAGCAAAAGGACTACAACGAAGAGATCGGGCTGAGCTCACGCGAAGTTCTTGATTTAACGGCCGCGCGACGCGAGGAGCGGGCTGCGCGTCTCGATCAGAATGCCGATATCGCTGAAGGCCTGGACCTAACCGGAGAGTTGGCAGACGAGTACCGCCGGCAGGCGCAAGAACTTCGCAACTTGTCGGCGGCTGAGCGTGAGGGGTTCATCAAGCAGCGCGACCCGTACGTCAACCTTCGCCAGTCACTGAATCGCTACGTTGAAGAGTCCCAGAACTCTGGCGCGATGATCGGAGATGCATTGACCAACGCATTCCGCAGTGCTGAGGACGCGTTTGCCAACTTCGTCACCACGGGGAAGCTGAACTTCAAGGACCTCGCGACGTCGATTCTTGCCGACTTCGCGCGCATTCAGGCGAAGGCTGCAATCGGAGGCTTGGCTCAGTCGCTGCTCGGTTCTATGGGTACGAGTACTACAAGCGGATGGGGCTCATCGCTCATGCAGGCGCTCGGTGTCTCCGGCGCCCGTGCGGCCGGCGGACCTGTCAATTCTGGTCTGTCGTATTTAGTTGGTGAGAATGGCCCTGAGATCTTTACGCCATCTGGCAACGGATCAATCACCCCCAATCATTTGATAGGGGCTTCTGGTGGCGCACCTGTGTCGGTGAGCTTTAGCACTGTCATTAATGGCAATAGCTCTAGCACGCAGACGAGCGGCAATACTGGAACAAACTCCCGTGCCGCCATTGACGCACTACATGCCAGCTTTAAGCAGTGGCTGGCTGGCGAGGTGAGACAGGGCGGCATGATCTGGAAACTTCAGCAGGGCAGGGCATGACGACGACATTCACCTGGAAGCCGGACTCCAAGCCAAGCGGCACGAAGACGTTTCGCGTGCTGACAGCGCAGTTTGGGGACGGCTATAAGCAAACCGCTGCGAATGGCATCAACAATGCCTCGCAGTCCTGGCCGCTGACCTTCACGGGGAGGTCAGCTGACTTGGCGCCGATCCAGGCATTTCTCGATGCGCGCGCCGGGTGGCAGTCCTTTTATTGGACTCCGCCGCTCGGCGCGCAGGGCTTCTACAAGTGCGACAGCTACCAGATGAAGCAAATCGGCAGTGACGTGTGGCAGATCACCGCCACTTTTGAGCAAAGTTTCCAACCATGATCACAGCAGACATCCAAGGCCTGGAGCCCGGCGCCCGCGTCGAACTATTCGAGCTCGACGCGACGTCTATCTCGGGAGGAGCGCTGCTGCGGTTCCACGGGTACCAGAAGGCTAGCTCCATTTGGTGGCAAGGGAACGAGTACACTGCCTGGCCAATCAAGGCCGAAGGATTCGCCAAGACGAGCGAAGGGCAGCAGCCAGCACCCAAGCTTTCGGTGGGCAATGTCGACGGTTCGATCTCGTCACTCTGCATTTTGTTTGATGATCTTGTCGGGGCAAAGCTGACGCGGCATATCACTCTAGGACAGTACCTCGATGCGGTGAACTTCGCTGACGGGAATCCGACTGCCGACCCGGAGCAGGAGTTTCCGCCAGACGCGTGGTTTATCGAGCAGAAGACAAGCGAGACGAACGAGGACGTCGAGTTCGAACTCTCGAGCGCGCTTGACTTCCAAGATGCGCAGCTGCCGCGTCGGCAGATCATCGCGAATCTGTGTCCGTTCACGTACCGCGGCGCGTACTGCGGCTACGTAGGCACGGCGAAGTTCGACGTGGACGACAACGCTGTGACGGACCCGGCGCTTGACGTGTGTGCGAAGCGCTTGGGCAGCTGTAAGAAGCGATTCGGCGCGAACAATGTCCTGAACTTCGGCGGCTTCCCGGCCGCGGCTCTCATCCAGTCGTGACCATGCAGAATGAAACCATCGATGCGATCCGCGCACATGCGGAGCGCGAGTATCCGCGCGAGAGTTGCGGGCTTCTAACCGTCGTCAAAGGCCGCGAGCGCTACATGCCATGCACGAACGCGGCGCAGGGCACCGAACACTTCGTCTTGCCGGCCGACGAATACGCGGCGGCAGAGGAAATGGGCGAGATCATCGCCGTCGTGCACTCACATCCGAACGTGCCGGCCAAGCCAAGCCAGGCGGATCTGGTGTCGTGTGAGAGCTCAGGCCTGCCATGGCATATCGCGCGCGTCGACCTGATCGATGGCACACCGAGGGCTGGCGAACTGGTAACGATCGAGCCATCGGGCTATAAGGCTCCGCTGGTTGGCCGTCAGTTCTCGCATGGCGTCCTGGACTGCTACCAGTTGATCGTGGACTGGTATGCCCAGGAGCGCGGCGTCACGCTGCCGCAGTTCTCGCGGGCAGACGAGTGGTGGAACGACGGGAAATCCGACCTCTACACGGAAGGGTTTCCGAAGGCTGGTTTCGTGAAGCTGCGGGATGGTGCGCCGCTCGAGGTGGGTGACGTGATCCTGATGCAGATCCGTGCCAGAAACGGAGTGCCAAACCATGCCGGCATCTACCTCGGCGATGGCTTGATGCTGCATCACCTGTACGGGCGTCTCTCAAGCCGTGACATATATGGCGGTTGGTTCCTGGAATCCACCCGCGCCGTACTGCGGTACAGGCCACAAATCTGACGCAATCAACATTCCTGATTAGCCCGCCCTGAGCGGGCTTTTTGTTTTGGAGCCTATGGATACTCTCCGCACAATCCGCCTGTACGGCAAGCTGGGGACTCAGTTCGGCCGCGTGCACAGGCTCGCGGTAGAAAACACCGCCGAGGCCATCCGCGCCCTGTGTGCCTTGATCCCTGGCTTCGAGCATGAGCTGATGACGAGCCGCGACCGCGGCATTCGATACGCTTGCTTCCTGGGTAAAGAGAACATAGGCAAGGATGAGCTGACGCTGTCTGGAGGTCAGCGGGATATCCGTATCGCTCCGGTCCTGGTCGGTGCGAAGTCTCAATTGCTCGGAACGCTGATGCTCGGAGCGGCGCTCGTCGTGGCCGGCTGGGCGGTTGCCGGCTTCACAGCATTTACAGCCGCTGGGGCTATCGGTGCCTCGATCGGGTCTGCACTCACCCAGTTCGGCGTTATGACGATGCTGGGTGGTGTTGTGCAGGCGCTTTCGCCACAGCAGAAGGCGGGTGCATCCAGTAATCCCGATAACGGGGCCTCATACAACTTCAACGGGGCCGTGAACACAACGCAGCAGGGAAGTCCTGTCCCGGTTCTCTACGGACGAATGATCGTAGGGTCCGCCGTGATCTCTGCCGGCATCGTCGCCGAAGACCAGGCCTATGTCGGTGCGCCAATTCCCGGCACGCCAATCCCGCACATCAACAGCAAACTCCAAGACCTGTAAATGAGAGACATCATCGGCCACGGCGGTGGCAAGGGTGGCGGCGATTCGCATACCCACTACGAAGCACCGGACAGCCTGCACAGCACGGCGTACGCGCGTGTGCTCGATCTGGTATCCGAGGGCGAAATTCTTGGTCTCGCAGAGGGGACGCAATCCGTCTACATGAATGGCACCCCTGTCGCCAACGCGGACGGCTCGACGAACTTTAAGAACGTCACCATCGACTTCCGCACGGGCACGCAGGACCAGGACTACATCGCCGGCTTCCCCGACGTCGAGAGCGAGGTCTCGGTAGGTATCGAGCTCAAATACGGCACGCCGTGGGTGCATGCGATCACGAATACGTCGCTCTCCGCAATCCGCATCACGCTGGGCGTGGACCAGATGTACAAGGCCGACACGACGAATGGCGATGTGGGCGGCACGAAGGTCGACTATCAGATCGAGCTCTCGACCGATGGGGGTGCCTATCAGGTCAAGCTCTCGAACAGCTTCAACGGCAAGACGATGAGCGCGTACCAGCGTACCGCCCGCATCGACCTTCCGCCGGCGACGTCGGGCTGGCAGATCCGCCTCACGCGCTTGACCCCGAATTCCAGTGTTGTCAGCATCGTCGACAAGACCAATATCATCAGCTACACCGAGGTCATCGACGCGAAGCTGCGCTACCCGATGTCGGCAATCGTCGGCGTGCAGATCGATGCGACGCAGTTCCAATCGATCCCGACGCGCGCGTACGACCTGTACGGCCGCATCATTCAGGTGCCGAGCAACTACGATGGCGTCAAACGCACGTACACTGGTACGTGGGACGGTACGTTCAAACCGTCGTGGTCGAACAATCCGGCTTGGGTGTTCCGTGATCTCGTCCTGCATGACCGGTATGGCCTGGGCAATCGCATCACGGCATCGCAGGTCGACAAGTGGGCGCTGTACAAGATCGCTCGCTACTGCGATGAGTTGGTGCCGGACGGGAAGGGTGGCACGGAGCCTCGCTTTACGTGCAACCTGTACCTGCAGAGCCGTAAGCAAGCCTACGCCGCCCTGCAGGACATCGCCTCGATCTTCCGCGGCATCTCGTACTGGGGCGCCGGCTCGATTATCGCATCGGCAGACATGCCGTCGGATCCGGTCTACATCTACACGGCAGCGAACGTCATCGGCGGTAAGTTCAACCGCACGGGTTCCAAGAAGTCGACCCGCTACACGGTTTCCCTCGTCACCTGGAACGATCCGGATGACTTCTACAAACAGAAGGTCGAATACGTCGAGGACCGTGAAGGCATCGCGCGCTACGGCATTCAGCAAGTCGAGCTGACGGCATTCGGCTGCACTTCGCAAGGCCAGGCGCAGCGCGCCGGACGCTGGGCACTGGCTACGTCGCGTCTCGAGACGGAAGGCATTTCGTTCGACGTCGGCATGGACGGCGCCGTCGCGCTCCCGGGTCAAGTAGTGCGCGTCGCAGATCCGTCGCGTATGGGCCGCCGTGTTGGCGGACGTGTGCACGCCGTCTCGGGCCGCGTGGTCACGCTGGACAAGGCTCCGGTGATCAACGTCGGGGACCAGCTGACGGTCGTTCTGCCGACCGGAACGAGCGAGACGCATGGCGTCGCCGCGGTGTCGGGCGATAACGTCACTATCGATGCGGACTGGACGATTACTCCGGTTGCGCAATCGGCTTGGTCCGTCGACAGCAATGAGCTGATGGCACCGCTGTATCGGGTCCTGTCGGTGACTGAAAAGGACGAGGTGACGTTCACGATCACGGCCGTCCAACACGAACCGGGCAAATACGACTTCGTCGAGAACGGCACTGCGATCACGCCTCGTGTCCAAACGTCGCTCGACGTGACGAAGCAAGCTGCGCCAACGTCCGTGACGTTGGTGGGCTACACGGTGTCGCTCAACGACGCGCAGAAATTGGCCCTGCAGATTAGCTGCGCGCCTGTTCCCGGTGCGGTCGCATACGAGGGCGCTTACCGCCGCGGTAACGACAACTGGGTTGCGATTCCTCGCCAGGCAAGCCCGACGATGGACGTCCTTGATGTTCTGGCCGGCACCTACACGGCAAAGATGTTTGCAGTGAACTCGATCGGCGTTACGTCCGTTGAGACGATGTCGGTCGCTGTCGACATCGCGCGGGATGGCGCGTCGAAGAATGCTACGGTCCTGCTGAACTCGGATGCACTGCAGTTCCACACGACGCAAGACGGTGTGACGGATCCGACCGTCATCAATTTCACGGCAACGCTGATTGCGCTTGACGGGCCGGTGTCGTGGTCGTGCATCGGCGGCACGCTGTCGAACCTGACGGATACGACGGCGCAGCTGGCCTATGCGGATGCTACAGGTGCATCGGCCGTTGTCACTGCCAGCGTCACGGCCTTCGGTCGCACGTACTCGCAGAGCATGACTATCCGTAAGGTGCAGGACGGCGCCGCGGGTACTGATGGTCTGCTAACTGGCATCGCTCGTTTGTATCAATGGGCGCCGACGACGCCAACCAAGCCGACCGGCTCGAGCACGTTCACGTGGGCGAGCGTGTCCAACGGTACCTACACAGGTACTGATGACTGGTCGACATCTGTCTCGTCCAATAGCACGCCTGGATGGCGCCTGTACGTGGCGTCAGTCGGTGTCTCAGCCGCAGTCTCGGCCTCGACGACGTCCGTCAGCTACAGCGGCGCCTCGGTTGAGGCGTGGTCACTGAACGGGGTGAATGGTGCGAATGGCGCGCAGGCCGCGACCGCGACCGTGTACCAATGGTTAGCCACCATTCCGGCCGGGCCTTCCGGCTCGCCGACCTGGACATGGTCGTCGAGGTCCTTCGGTGCCGCACCGTCTGGATGGAGCCTTACACCTGGCACATCGCCGTCTCCGGGCATGACCCTGTGGGCTGCCAGCGTGCAAATCGTGGATTCAGCCGTTAGCACCTCTACAGCGTTCAGTTGGTCGAGCGCAGCAGTCATTGCGGTGGGTTACGCTGGCTCTAAAGGTGATCAGGGGCAGCAAGGTGCGTCGTATGTCACCGCTTACTGCGCATCCAGCATTGGCGCGGGCACGAGCGCACCGACTCCGACGACCGGGAAGACTAGTTTGCCAGCTACCGGCAGCGGCGGCCTGACGGGTGCGGTGTATTCGTCGACGGTTCCGACGCTTGATGCTACCCATCCGTACCAGATGCAAACGGACGGCATCTATGACCCGGTCACAAACACTATTACCTGGTCGACGCCGTATCAGTCTTCGCTCAAAGTAGCGACACTCTCGGCGATCACAGCGAACCTTGGCGCGATCAATGCGGGCAGTATCAACCTCGGTAACGGTGTTTTCACGGTCGACAACGACGGCAATCTGGTCTGCCACTCCATCAAGATCATGAATCCAGATGGGTCGATCATGCTTCAGGCCGGGGGGCAGCTGAACCCTTCAAATGCTGCGCCAGGCACGCTCAATAGCGACTTGGCGCCATCGATCAGCGCGGCCGCGAATACGGCCGTGTGGTCGAGCGTGACCGGAACCGGCAAGCCGCAGGACAACGCCACCGTCGGCGCGAACGCCACGAACTTTGCGGCCACGATCGGCGGCGACAACCTGATCAATAACAGCGGGTTCGAATTGTACAACTCGTCGTACGATCCGAATTGCCCGTCCGGCTTCATCGCCTACAACAATGCCAATATATCGGCGTCGTACCTCAATATCACGGGCCGTCTCGGCGGCCGCGCTTATGGCATTCGCGCGAATGCTGCCACCAACGACACGTTCGGCTTGCGCACGAACACGCAGATCATCGACAAGGACGGAACGATCGGCGGTGTACAGGGCGGTTGGCAACCGAATAAGACGTACGTTGTGTCGTACAAGGCTAGGAAGGTCAACGGGGCCGCCATATCGGACATGGGGCTCCGGTGGAACACGGGACCGGCGACCACGACTTACGTATCCAACCCGGTGATGACGACCTCGTGGCAGACCTATTCCTTCCGTTTCACCTGGGGCTCGAGCGTCGAATCCACAGGGCAGCTTTATATCGACCATAACGGGACGATTGCCGCGAACGACGAGATACACGTCGACGAGCTGATCGTGACCGAGGGCGACATCTTCCAGGAATGGTCACCGAGTGCGCGCGAAGCGAAAGCGATGGCGGATGCGGCCGCGAAGTCGGCGTTCTCGCCGGCCGTCACGTTCGACTTCACGAACTCGATAAACGGTTGGTACGGCGCAAACAACACGACTGTGACTGTCAATCCGAACTCGGTCACGGTTACCGCCAATAACTCCGATCCGCAGTTTAACGTGGATTACGTATTCTCTGGCTCCAAGTACGACAAAATCCGCGCGCGCATTCGACGCGTTAGTGGATCGGGCTGGGATGGCATTCTATTTTATGGCAACGCCAATCACGGCGAGGATGGCCGTTATTTTAAGGCCGTTGGGGACCCTACGGCGGGCCTAGGCACGACCGGCTGGGCCGTGGTCGAGTGGGACATGTCGACGTCGAGCAATTACGCTGACTGGGCTTCCGGCAATGTGCTGCACATCCGTCTGGACCTTGGCAACACCTTCGTGTCCGGCAACCCGAGTGCCACGGACTCGTTCGAGATCGATTGGATCGCGATCGGTCGTTATGGCGTGGGTTCCGATGAGCTCGCAAGCGGGGTCGCATCTGCCGCCACTACGGCCACGTGGGCGGGTGTAAGCGGTACTGGCAAGCCAGCCGACAATGCAACCGCGGGGGCTCCTGCAGGCACTTATGTCGGGGACACGCCTGCCGAAACTGTCACTGCGAACTCCTGGCTCGGCAAGTCTGCGAGCGATGCAATTCCTGGGATTAATTCTGCCATAGCCGACAAGCTGAGCAAGACGTCTGCCAGCAGTCTTGCGGCTACCGTGACGTTGGCAACTGGCGGCTCGATCTTATCCGGGACGACCACGAACGGCACTTATCAGAGCCCAAGTGGCTTCTACGGTGTGCAGGGCGGCGTCGTAAAGTTCTCGGTTCCGATCTCTGGCGACCCAACGTTTGGTGGGCAGTTGACGGCGGCTTACGGTTCGTTCGGGGCCGTCGACATTGCATCGGGCGGGTACGTTCGCTCAGGACAGAGCGCATTCCACACCGGCACAGGTTTCTGGCTGGGCTTATCTGGAGGCGTTCCAAAGTTCAGTATCGGCAACCCTGGCGTGTCTAGTTTGCGATGGGATGGCTCGAATATCATTCTGGAAAATCCGCAAAATATCAGCAGCTTTTCCGCAACGGTCACGAACAGCGTCAACAGTTACTACTGGTCTGTGAGCCGCAACACGAACGGTGCTTTCGCTGGTGCATATAACGCAAACCCATCCAATGGAAGTGGCAATTACACGTATAGCTGGAGCGTGAGTTCCGCAAGTGGCCTAGTTCGTGGCTGGATTGGCGGCGTAACGAACGGGCAGCAAGCATCACTCTCCGTGTACGGCCAAGGCCAGACCGGTGAGTTCGATTTTTATCTCACATGCATCGTCACGGATGTCAACGCGAACGTCACCAAATCGATCATGACAACCGTAGTGGCTAATTTCACATGACACAATATCTCGGTGTTGAAGTAGAAACCGGCCGCATTCTATACGGCATAGGACGGCCAGATCCCAGCGACTTTAGCGGCGCGCCTGATGCGCGGCCATTTCCGCGTGACGGTGTGGTGTTCCAGTCATGGCAGGCGCAGCTGGATTTCGGAGCTCGCCCGACCGACACAAGCGAGTATCGCTGGGTCGACGGCGCTCCCGCCTGGGTTGAAACGGCAACGCTCGCCGATGCCATAGCGGCAGCAATCAACCGCATCGACAGCGCGGCCGATGCAGCACGGCTCGACGTAATCTCCAGGCAAACGAATACGCTGGAATATCAGCTTACCGAACCGGAAGCGCGATCGTTTAAGGCCGCTGGTTATCCGGATGGCGACGTGCCACCTTGCGTTGCCAGTTGGGTCAAGGCGAAGTGGCGCGATGCGATGACGCCACAGCAGGCGGCTGACGACATCATCGCCACTGCAGACCGCTGGTATCAGATCGCCTACGCCATACGAGAGCTCCGGTTGTGCGCCAAAGAGGATGTGCGGCATGCGGCGACCGTCGACGACGTTTCAGCTAGGGTGCAGCAGTTCACCACGGACCTCGCGACCTTGATGATGGGGGTTTCATGAGCGGCTTTAAAGCGGCGTTCTACAAAGGCACACATGCCGGCATGCCAGGTGTGTACAACCGCCTAGTTCGATGGTGGACCCGCAGCCTCTATTCGCATGTCGAGTTGATCTTCTACGACGGTGGTCCGGGGGAGGTTTGCCAGGCTGCCTCTTCTTCGTACACGGACGGAGGGGTGCGATTCAAGTGGTTCGAGTTCGATCCGGCCCTGTGGGACTTCGTCGACCTGCCTGCGGTGTTGGCACAGCCCGCGATCACATGGTTCGACGCCCACGAGGGTGACGCCTACGACCTGCTCGGCAACCTGCACTTCATGCTCTCGCCGGTAGGCGACGACAAGCGTAAGTGGTTCTGCAGCGAGGCGGTCGCAGCGGCACTCGGCATGCCTGATCCAGCACGATTCGACCCCGGGACGTTATATGCGGCCCTCACGTTTCTTAACCAGCCCGCAAATGCGGGCTTTTTTTTGGGCCACTCGTGAGCGATCAATCCCAAGCAGAGGCGCTTGCTACGGCGCGCATCGACATCGCCCGTCTCGAAGTCGAGGTCGGGCACCTCACCAAAAGCATGGCTGACCTCCAAGAGAGCAACCAGCAACTGACCGCGAAGCTCGATCAGGTGCTGCTTACCCTTTCGGAGGCGCGCGGCGGATGGAAAACACTCATGGTCGTAGGTGGTGCCGCTTCATCGGCGGGCGCCGCCATTGCCTGGGTTATTCAACACATGGGGAAGGCATGAACCTCGTAACAGCAACCCAACTGAAGCACATCATGCCGCTGGCCGGGACGCGCGTGGACACGTTCTGCGGGCCGCTCAACGCTGCGATGGCCGAATTCGACATCAACACGCCGGCCCGCCAAGCGGCATTCATCGCGCAGATCGCTCACGAGTCCGGCCAGCTTCGCTACGTGCGCGAACTTGCCAGCGGCGCCGAGTACGAAGGGCGCGCCGATCTCGGCAACACGATGATCGGAGACGGCATCCGGTTTCGGGGCCGCGGCCTGATTCAGGTCACGGGGCGTGCCAACTACAAGGCCTGCGGCGCCGCGCTCCATCTCGACCTGATCCTCTTTCCCGAATTGCTCGAGCAGCCGATGTACGCGTGTCGCTCTGCTGCATGGTTCTGGAAGACGCGCGGCCTCAACGAACTTGCCGACGCAGGCGATCAGGTCAAGATCACGCGCCGGATCAACGGCGGTACAAATGGGCTGGCCGAACGGCTGGCGTACTTCGAACTCGCTAAAAAGGTCATCGCATGAAAGATCGTATCCGTATCGCGGCCGAGTACTTGGCTGCACGCCTGAATGAGGCGTCTACCTGGCAGGGCATTGGCTTCTGCCTGACGCTCGCTGGCGCAAAGTGGGCAGCGAACCTGGATTGGGGTCAAGCAGCTGGCCTCGGCGGGATCGTGTCTGCGTTCCTGAAAATCGTCTTTCCGGATCCGGCCAAATGAGTGCGCCCGACTCCTTCTTCCTCGGCCTGGCCATCGGGGCGATCTCGGCAGCGGTGGTCGTGGTCTACGCCGTCGCGGTGTGCCTTGATGGTCCGGTGAGCAGATGATCGCCGCAATTCTGGCGCGGCTCGGCATCGGGCGTTGGGTTGCGATAGCCGTGCTATGCGCATTGTCAGCCGGTGCCGCGCTCGCTTACCGATCGCACCTGATCAACACAGGCATCGCAATTGAGGCGAGCCGCCGCGACGCCATCGACAAGCAGCGCGATATGCAGGCGAAGGCGGAATTAGCCGCGCTGAATACGAAGCTCGCCGCTGCGCAAGCAGAGCTAGGTCACACGCTTGAGCACCTCAACCAATTGAAATCGGATCTCGACAATGAAAAAGCCACTTCGGCTGCTTTGCAGTCTGACCTTGCTGCTGGTCGTCGCCGGATGTCAGTCGCCATCGCCGGCACCTGCCGTCCTGCTCAAACCGAACAAGCTGCAGGTGCCACCGCTGCCGGGCTGGATCAGGGAGGCGAGCCAGCAACCGCAACTCTCGACGGACGAGCTGCAAGCGATCTTGAATGGGCAAGGTCGTCCCGCAACGAAGTGATCGTCGCCCTGCAGGCTTGCACAGCAGCCTACGACGCCGTGAAAACGGCGGCTGACACCAAGTAACCAGAAAGGCCAGCATGACCAAACAGAACATCATCGACCCGAAGTTGCTGGAGTGGTCGACACCAAGGCAGGCGGAATATGTCGAGGCGACGAACCGGGTTGGTAGTATGCGAGGCGCTGCACGTGAGCTGAGTGTCGCCGAAAGCACGCTGCGAGATGCTATAGCGCGTCTCAAGGTCGCGGCCGCGGCCGACGGTTATGCGCCGGGGCATTTCGATAGCGGCGTCGCCCCGGGCTTTGCGATGGGAAAGGTCACTGTGCAGCGCGGGCCAGGCGGCGAGATCGAGCGCACCTGGGAGCGGCAGCACCCTGACCGGCAGGTGTGGTTCGAGGCAGTCAAGGCGACCATCGACGAGGCGAAAGAGACGCTGCCGCGGGTGAAGCCGACGAAGTCTCCAGGGCATGCTGACTCTAAACTGTGCAACCTCTTCGTGCTGACCGATGCGCACGTCGGGGCGCTGGCTTGGTGGCGGGAAGGCGGCGCCGACTGGGACTTGGGGATCGCTGAGCAAACCATTATCGGCGCCTTCCGCCACATGATAGCGACAGCCCCGAAAGCCCGCCGCGCCGTGGTCACGTTCCTCGGGGACGTCGTTCATCAAGACTCGAACAAGTCCATCACTCCCGCTCACGGCCACTTGCTCGATGCGGACAGCCGGCCGCGCAAAATCATCAGCGCGGTTGTCCGGATCATGCGCACTATCATCCGGATGGCGCTCGAGACACACGACGAGGTGCACGTCGTGTGCGGGGAGGGTAACCACGACGAATACACCAGCGGTAATGTGCTGCCCGAGGTGTTCGGCATCCTCTATGAGAATGAGCCGCGGGTAACGGTCAACGACGCTGTGCTGCCGTACTACGTGCTACAGCATGGCAAGGTGATGCTTGGGTTCCACCACGGGCACAAGAAGGCTCCACCGCAGCTGCCGCTGTACTTCGCCACTGCCCACGCGCAAATGTGGGGCGAGACGACGAAGCGATACGCGCACTGCGGCCACCGCCACCATGTCGAGGAGAAGGAGCACTCGGGTATGAAGGTGATTCAGCATTCGACGCTGGCGGCTCGAGACGCGCATGCATCGCGCGGCGGCTGGTTCTCGGAACGACAGGCGATCGCGATCACCTACCACGAGGAATTCGGCGAAGTGGCTCGGCTCACGGTCACGCCGGAGATGCTCGCAGCTGCCTGA